CAAAACCATACCCCGTACCCCGGTTCTGAAAAACTATCCGGGGTACGATTCTAGGGCTCTAGCACGCGGGTTTCAGAGGGGTTACCCAAATACCCCGCATCGATCACACTCTCACGCCGCTGGCTTATACATCTTAATGATATACATTATCATATACCTATATACTTACTATCTAATATTATTTATTCGGGGTATCGGGGTATAAAATAAAAGGAGGTGTCTATTCCGGGGGTTTCAGACATACCCCGATAAATACCCCGGTGAAACGATACAGGGTATAAACGTGATGGGTTGACCAGAGTGTCAGCGTCGGCGACAATCCTGTGACCTCAAACCGTAAGGCTTTCGCAATGCTGATCACCATCGACAACCGCACCATCGAGCTAAGCGATGAGCAAGTCACGGCGTTTCACAGCCTGACTCGTTTGCAGCAAGGCATGGCGCTCGGATCGTTGGAAGGGTTATCCCCGGCTGATGCACATCGTCGAGCTGGTGGGAAGTGCAAGACCGAATCGCAGCGCCCAAGACTAGCGAGCGAGATCCTGACGAAACCTGACGTCGCTAAATTTATTGATTCGTTCAAAGTTGATAAAGTTGAATCGCTCGGGAAAGTTGTAATTGATCGCGAACGAATCATTGCGATGCTCGCCGAACAAGCAACTTGCGACATCGGTCTCCAGGATTTAAATAAACCTGAAAACTTCAAACATGTATCGGAAGTAATTATCGATGCAGGCGGTGAAGTTCGTTACAAGTTTACTGGTCCTGCTGATCGACGTGCAGCCGCCAAACAACTTGCCGAAATGCTGGGTTGGAACAAACCAACCGAACTTAAAATATCCGGTGAGTTAACCACCCGCGCAAGGCTCGACGATTTCTATGGGTCCAACTCTTAACCCCGCACTGCGTGGATTCTGGACTACCCGTGAAACGCCCGAAGGCGATCCGGTACGGTTCAGGGTTCTCCACGGTGGGCGGATGTCGTCCAAGTCTCACGACATGGCCGGTGTGGCTATAGCCCGGGCAAATTTCAGCACCGAGCGATTCCTGTGCTTGCGGATGTTCCAGAACCGTATCGCCGACTCGGTGTACACGTTGCTGAAGGACAAGATCAGTTATTTCGACCTCGACAAGAATTTCAAGATTTACGCCGACGCCATCGAGCACAAGACCAACGGGTCGTTGTTCAGGTTCTACGGTGTGGCGCGTAACGTCGATGAGATCAAGTCGTTCGAGGGTGCAACGGTGTCGTGGTGGGAAGAAGCTCACTTGATGACTGAATCAGCGTTCAATACTGTGCGACCGACCGTCATGCGTAACGATGGCGCCGAGATGTGGTTCTCGTTCAACGCCCGGTTCGCTACTGACTTCGCCTGGAAGCGTCTGGTCATCTCACCGCCACGCGGTACGCTCATCCGTCAAATCAATTACGACGAGAACCCGTTCCTCTCCCCTTCTGCCCTGGCTGACATCGAGTCGGCGTTCGAGGAAGACTACGACCTCGCCGTCCACACGTACCAGGGTGTCCCGTTCGACAGCGACGACAGCGTCGTGATCAAACGTGCGTGGCTCCAGGCCGCCATAGACGCGCATAAGACCGTTAAGCCCCTGTCGGGTACATGGACCGGGGGTAAGACCGTTGGCTACGACGTGGCAGACGATGGGGACGATAAGAACGCCACCACTGCGATGGATGGGATGGTCTGTATCGACCTCGACGAGTGGAAAGGCGGACAGGATGAGCTACGCGAGTCGGCAGCCCGTGTGAAAATGACCGCTGAACGTCTCCAGGCGTCGCAGGTGGGTTACGACAGCATCGGGGTAGGCGCTGGTACAGGGTCGCACCTCAACTCGCTCGGATGGCGCCGTCACTACCGTTTCAACGCTGGCGGCAAGGTCGTCGACCCGAAACGTCACTACGGCGACACCAAGATCACGAACGAGGACTTTTTCGCGAACCTGAAAGCCCAGGCGTGGTGGCTCGCAGCGGATCGATTCCGTAACACGTATCTGGCCGTGACGAAGGGTCGACAGTTCCCCGCCGATCAGATGATCAGCCTGTCGAGTGAGTGCGATGTGAAGTTGTTGAACAAGCTGATCGATGAGCTGTCGACGCCGATGCGTGACTTTGACAACGCAGGGAAGGTCAAGGTGGAGAGCAAGAAGGATTTGGCTAAGCGAGAAATCGTATCCCCCAACATCGCAGACAGTTTCATCATCGCTGCGTGCCGGGGGATGTTGGCGAAAGTGCCGATTGGGTCGATGTTATGACCAGTTGAGTCTGACCTTCCGTCTGCGAATAGGGTCGTAAGCTCTTTCCCAACGTTGAGTGCGGCGCTGATGTTCGGTCGAGTCGATACCCGGATAAACCTCATCGTGACATTTTGGGCAGCACGATTGGTAATCAAGAATCGCAACCTCGCAGCATGTGGTGAACATTGTACTGTTGGTCGAACATGACAGGAACACGCTCTTCATAACCCTATTTCCCCTCAGTGGTGCGATTGATGTACCATGGAGCATATGACACTATGACGGGCTCGTCAACATGACTTAGTCCGGTTGACCCAAACACCATTCCGTTGCACCGTCAAACCCTCTGAACTCAGCCGACGTGTACGCTTTCAGCAATGTTTGCTCGGTGTCCCACGCCGCCCTCCCCGTCTCGAACTCTCGAACTGAGAACAGCTCAAACTCAAACGGCGTGGCCTTTGTGAGCTGTACCACTCGCCGGTCGATGTCAGCGGTCACACCCACCTTGAACACGCCAACCCCCTTTAGGATGTAGAGCTTGCACGGTGCGATCATGTCCAACCCTTTCGACGCGCAGCCTGGGCAACCTTTCCCGACCATGTGCGCGCCAGCGGTTTGCAGGAATTCGCCATGTTCTGCGCAATGAATCATCACCCTGACTGAATTGTTCGGTCTGTCGCAATAATCATACTCATAACGGTCACCATGGATCGCCCGTGCCTTCGCAATGAAGTCCTCGAACGTACGGGGCTTATTCTTCGCGCATGCTGGGCATCCTGACTTGCGATTGATGTGGTTATGCACACTGTGTTCCCACGGACCATGCTCACGACAGATAGTCGTCACGCGGGTCAATGCAGATACGTCTGCGGGCCACTGTGAGTAATCGTATACGTCACCATGCACCTCGCAGCATTCCATCAGTCGAACACTCTTTGACGTCTTCATCTTTCCCGAGCATTTGAGACATCCTGATCCGGTCTGATGACCGTTGACAGAAATGATGAACTCCCCGTGCACAGGGCACCCGACAGGTATTTTTGAATTCCACTTGATCGGGTCGACCATTTTCGAGTAGTCGTAGCGGTTACCGTGAACCGAAGTAAACTGTGATATTCTTTCGGCTACTGTTTTCGTTCGCATAGTTAATGTTGTCCAGTTGGTCTATTACGACACTGTACCATAGCTATTGGATAATGCCAATCACCGGGGTAACCATGACTTTACCAGCCACCACAGACGGACTTGTCAACGTCGCATCGGGCCTCGGAACCGCAAAGGCCAAGCGTTCGCATAACCAATTCAGCTACTCGTTACTCAATGCCTGGGCGGAGTGGGACGCCGCATACGCCACATCGTGGCTCGCCCGTCAAATTGTGGACATTCCAGCTGAGGACATGACCCGCGAGTGGCGCACGATCAAGTGTGACGGTGCTGACGAGATCCGCGCCGAGGAAGACCGGTTGCATATCCCGATGGACTGCAACGAGGCGCTGAGCTGGGCACGTCTGTACGGTGGCGGCGGTATTCTCATGATCACCGGTCAAGACTTGACCAAACCGTTGAACCTGAACCTCGTCAAGCGCGGCTCTCTGCAACGTGTGATCGTATTCGACCGCTTCGACATGCAAGCGATGACGCTCAATACCTGGAACGTCCTGGCAGCGAATTACCTCGAACCGGAGTTCTACACTATCAACGGTGGTGGACAACAGGTTCACTGGTCACACTTTGCGCGGTTCATGGGCGCCAAGCTGCCACGTCGTCAACGTGCACAGACGCAAGGCTGGGGCGACTCGGAACTGCGCAAGTGTCTCGAAGACATCATGGATATCGTCGCGAGCAAGGACGGTATCGCTGAGCTGATGCAGGAAGCGAACGTCGATGTGATCACACGCGTGGGCTTAAGCGATGAGCTGGCGAGCGATCAGGACTCAGCGATCATCGACCGTTACACCCTGTTCAGTCAGATGAAGTCGCTCGTACAGATGGCGTTGCTCGATGGTGACGAGACGTACGACCGTAAGACCCTGGATCTCGCCGGGGTCGCGCCAGTGCTTGAAACGTTGATGACGTGGATCAGTGGTGCCGCCGACATCCCGGTCACTCGCCTATTCGGTACGAGCGCCAAGGGTTTGAACGCCACAGGTGAGGGTGACCTGACGAACTACTTCAACTCGATTCGTTCGAAGCAACTGTGCCAGCTCGACCCGGGTATGCGCACACTCGACGAGGTGCTGGTACGTTCGGCGCTGGGTTACTTCCCTGACGATTACAACTACGTCTGGAACCCGCTACAGCAGCCCGACAGTGTGGAGATGGCGACAGCCGATAAAACCCGCGCCGAGACGGATCTGATCTATCTCGATGCGGGTGTTATCCAAGTGAGTCAGATTCAACGCCGTCTCCAGGCTGAAGAGGCGTATCAGTTCAACGACGAGGACATCGAAGAACTGGAAGGGTTGGAAGAACCGAACATGCCTGCCGAGCCGGTAGAGCCCGAACCGAAACAGGCGCTGAGTACCGACGCGTTCATGAGTGCCTACACCGCCCTGACCGCTGACGGTGTATCGCATGAGTCGGCTATGGCTGTGCTGATGGGGTGAGGCGATAGGCGACGATGTCGTTCTCGTGGTTCTCGTGGATCCAGAATGAAACCGACGTCTTTGTACCGAACTGACCCGTTTCACCGTGGAACATCTCGTCACCGTCGCGATACTTGGTGTCAATGATGGTTCCGTCCGGCACCGGTTGATCACCACCGTTCCAATCAATCCACCCGTCGTTATCATCCAGCGTCACAACCGGCTCACCCGGAACCATTGGACCCCGTGGCGCACCCCAACCGAGTTCAGCGAGTCGCACAACGATCTCACCGTGGCATTGACCGGCGTGTTCAAACAGCGCGTCGGCTTCCGCTTGTGCCGCCTGGGCACGTGCTTCGAGGTCGCGCCACTCAGCCAGCATCGTTTCGAGTGTTGGGGTGGTGGTAGAGCCTGGGGTGACAACTGCATGTGACCAGTCGTCATAATTTATGATTGATACGCGCCAATCATCAGCGAGAGGGAGCGGATCACAGTGTGACCATTTGGATTTGTTATTGACGATGTATTCTATTTTCCCGTTTACCGACTGAGTCAATTGAGCGTGTCGAAAATCAATCGGCCACTCTTTCAACTCACGCGCCAACAGTTCAATCAGCTTCATAACTCACCTCGTTGTGTTAATGTGAGCCAACTGTAACGCTATCTGACGGACTCGTCAACACATGGTTCGATATAACGCAGCACTCCAACGAATCGCCCGAGCGGTGAGGAAAGACATCGACGAGGTGATCGTTCCGCTCGTGAAACAGTACGCGCCTGAATACGTTCAGGACTCCACGCCAACGCTCGACGGTTGGGCCGACACGATTGCCAGAGCGTTACAGTTCCTCATCGGCAAATGGCTCTCCCCTCCCGCACGTCAGGCCGCTGAATCAATCGCGTCGGAGTTCGTGCGCTCACAGGTTAGCGTGAATTCCCGGGGACGTCGGTCGGTCGGTATTGACGTGTTCAGCAACTCGCAACAGGCGCGTGACTACCTGGAAGCCGCGACGTTCCAGAACGCCATGCTCATCACGTCGATCCCTGCGCAATATCTGGAACAGGTGCAGAACATCGTCATGACGAACATGCGCGCCGGTATGCGACCGTCGTTCATCGAGAAGGCGTTGAGTCAGCAGTTCGGCGTTACATCGCGTCGGGCGAAAATGATTGCGAGAGATCAACACGCCAAAGTGCAAGGTGAAATCAATAAAAGAAAGCAAATGGCTGCGGGCTTTGAAATGTTCCAATGGGTTGACTCTCATGATCAACGAGTGCGACACCGACACCGTGAAATCGCCAATAAGGTTACGCAGTTGGGACCCGGAGTGTACAGGTGGGATGACCTCCCGTTGAGCGATAAGGGTGAACCACTACAGCCAGGTAGTGACTACCAATGCAGGTGTATCGCGAAAGCTGTCACCCAGTCTCAGGTCGACCGGTACATTCGAGATGGTTTGACCAAGCCGGGAGTTACAAAGTAGTAATCGCCCGGTGCTGATGGGTTAAATACCGTGGCTTGGATGGTAACCGTAAAACTTGTTGGCCTCCTCCCGGGCTGCTACAGCATCGTCAAAATTGGTAAATAATCCGAGCTGGACCTTTTTGCTATTGACCGATATCGCCGCACACCACTTACCATGCCACTTGTGCCAATGAACACCGTTAAAGCCTGATGTGTTAGCCGAACTCATTGACGTGTTTTGCATATTGGTCTTGCGGTCAGCCTCCCTCAAGTTGACGATGCGATTGTTAAGTGGGTCATGATCGATGTGATCAATCTCCTCAACCCACTCACCATAATGGAGCAGCCACGCGATTCGGTGGGATAAGTAGAGACTGTTGAAAATCCCTACGTTCTCGTAACCGTTGGTTCCTTTCAGACTCCCTGCACGTTTGTTAGCGAAACGGGTGTTCCACGTCTTGAATGACCTGTCATCCCAAAACATGTCGCGTCCGCGAGGTTTCCAAGTAAGATGACCCGTTTCCGGATCGTAACTCAGAACTGCGTTGACCTGCTCAAAAGTTAGGTTACTTCGCTTCGGCAGACGCGGCTTCACCGGCAAGCCCTCCGTACGAGCATAAATCCTCGTAATCATCCGCCACGAACACGCCATTTACCGCCCGGGCATACTTGAGCTGAATCATGAATCGCCACCCTTGCGCCTCGGTAAGGTTCGTCCCTTCCTGGGCGTTGAACGCCGCCACAGCGCGAGCCATCGACCGCTCACCCGCATCACTGTCACGTTGCACCGCCCTGTCACGCATGTGCTTGACACCACGCTCTAGGAACTCGTGAGCGGCGATGCGTGGTGTCATGGTGTCGTCGCTCATGCGCTTTTCGATCATCCGCCACACCGGCTCGTACTCGGGCCAGTCGCTTTCGATGACGAGATATTTTCGCTGGGGGATACGTACATGATGCTCGTTCAGACGTTCCAAAGCTGCGAAGAACTGTTCCCTGACGTCCTCACGCCAGAAACCTTGAATATCACTGTGTTTGACGACGATGTAACGGTCCTCACGCTCGAACTCGCTCATATTTGCCTCATTGTGTGTTAACGGTTATGATTGCCCGCATTGGGTCATGTGGATCAGTTAATGCCGATTATCGTCTGTGACAGGTCAAGCTATCGCGTCACTCGTCGTGAATATACCGACGAGGGGTTTCTACGCGTTCCCGGCAACGTCGCACGTACCGGTATTCAGGAATATCTCGCTCGTGAGCTGGGACTTCCTGGCGATCCGAATCGCATTATCCGCGTGTACCGCCCCGCTGAAGAAGTGTTCAAAGATGAATCACTCGCCTCATTCGATGGTGTTGACGTCACTGTAAACCACCCTGACGGCCTCGTCAACAGTGAGAACTTTAAAAAGGTTTCCGCTGGCGTGGTGCGTGGTGCGGGTCGACGCGACGGGGATTTCGTACAGTGTGACCTGATCGTCAAAGACAAAGCGGCGATCAACGCGATTAACTCTGGCAAGTGTGAACTCAGCGTGGGTTACACCGCTGTCTACACCGAAATGCCCGGGATGACCGCTGACGGCGACCCGTACGACTACGTGCAAAGCGACATTCGCATCAACCATGTCGCGGTCGTCGACCGTGCCAGGGCCGGTAACCTAGCAAAACTGTTCGACCATACTCACTCTGGAGGCAACACAATGCCTGTACTCATTACCACTGATAGCGGGCGCAGCGTTGATGTTGCTGATCCTGCAAATGCTCAGGTGGTCGCCGACGCGTTCGACCGACTGACCCTGCGCGCAACCACTGCTGAAGCTGCCGCCGAGAAGGCTCAAGCGACAGCCGACGGTACCGCCGAGAAACTGACCGCCGCTCTGGCGCTGGGCAGCGACGACGCGATCAAGATCCGTGTCGCCGCTCTCGGTGCGCTGGGTGCTACCGCTCGTAAAGTGGCTGGCGACTCGTTCACCTGCGACAGCGTCGACCCGACCGAAGTGATGCGCGCCGCTCTGCTGGTCAAGCGTCCATCCGTCGACTGGGCTGCGAAGTCCCCGGCGTACATCCAGGCATCGTTCGACATGGCTGCCGAAGCCGAGCCGACCGAAAAGGATGACAAGACAACAGTTACCGGTGACACCGCGACCGTCCTGAGTCAGTTGCTCGCACTGGCGAAAGACGCATCGGGTAAGACCACCGCTGACACCGCAACACCAACTGTCGACGCGTACCAAGCGCATCAAGACAAACTGGCCAATGCCTGGAAAGGAGACGCAAAATGAGCGTAAGTGGCGGCAACAGCATCAATCACGGCGTCGCATATGCAGGCATGGTGTCCACCGGCTTCCAGATGCGCAACGGCGTCTCCAAACTCAACAAGGGCACGGTGAACCTCGCGTTCGGCCTGGGCGTAGTGACCGACGGTGACGACGGTGCGAAACTGCCCGTAGCCGGCTCGACCGCGGCACAGTTCATCGGTGTTATCAAGCGTGAGATGAACCGCGCTTACACCGCTACCGATGTCGTCGGTGCAGTCGCCAAGCGTGACATGACCGTCGTTACTTCCGGCGAGATCTGGGTTACTGCCCGTGTGGCCGTAGTCAAAGATGACCCGGTGTACGTGGTGATCGGCGACGGTACTGGTACCAACCAGGGTCAGTTCTCGAACGTCGTCGGTGCTGCTGCGACTCTCGCTGTTCTCGTACCAGATGCAAAATGGACCAGTTCGGCGGGTGCCGGTGCGCTGGCTAAAATTTCTCTGAATATTGGGGGCTGATCATGACTCAGCGCACTAAGATTTCCGTAGCTGTCGCCGACGCATACGCTGAGCGCAACGGTCTCGCGAAAGGTCACCAAGTCACCTTCACCGACGGTTTACCGACCGTGGATGACGGTATCGCGTTCTACATCTCGCAACTGGCGAATCTGGAAGCTCGGATTTACCAAGCGAAATACACCGCGATCAACTTCCAGGATCTGGTGCCGATCAACACCAACGTTCCGGAGTGGGCGGATTCCTGGGACTACATCTCGTACGATGCGGTCACCGTTGGTAAGTTCATCGGCTCCAGCGCTGACGACCTACCAAACGTGGCCATCGCTGCGAACAAAACCTCGGTGCCAATCGGCTACGCTGGCAACAGCTACGATTACAGCCTGGACGAGCTGCGCAAGTCGCAACAAATGCGCATCCCGCTGGACACCACCAAGGCCCAAGCGGCGTTCCGTGGTTCGCAGGAACACGTTCAGCGCGTGGCTTACTTCGGTGACGCCGCCCGCCAGATGACCGGTCTGTTCAACAACACCAACGTTCAGCTCGATTCGTCGACCATCAACTGGGCGACCGATACCGGCGCGAACATCGTGCAGGACATGAACTCCCTGCTCGTCAAGGTGTGGGTGAACTCGGCGAACGTACACGTTCCAAACGTGCTGGTACTGGATTCGGTGCGTTATGCACAGATCTCCAGCAAGCGTATGGACACTGGTACCGACACCACGGTTCTTCAGTTCTTCCTGTTGAACAACCTGTACACCCAGTTGACCGGTAACGCATTGCGCGTTGTGCCACGTCTGCAACTGACCGCCGCAAACCTCGCCGCTGGTGGCGTGTCGAACGGTTCGAAAGACCGGATGATGGCTTACGAATTAAATGATGAGAACCTGGGTATGGTGATGCCCATTTCCTGGCGAGCCTTGGCTCCGCAGATGAAGGGACTGAACGTGTTCGTCCCTGCGGAGTACAAGTGCTCGGGCGTCGAGGTTCGCTACCTGTTCAGCGCGGCGTACCGTGATAGCCTCTAAGGTGTCACAAATGTAAAGAGACCCCGCCGAAGCGGGGTCTCTTTACATTCGCAGGCGGAACGATTCCCTTTCTTCAAATTATCAATCGCCCACATCGGTTGAAGGTTCGACAGTGCATTGATGAACGCCGGATCACATATCCCGAACATAGTTAGCATGCTCACGGGTATCTTGTGATCGATGTGCCACTCGCCGTAGTTGTCCCAGGTCATGCCCGGTTGGAATAGTGACTCAAGGTGTACCCGAAGTTCCTCACCGCCGTACCCCATCATTTCCCTGGATGACCCACGTTTAATCTGACCGGTCGATGTCAAAATACGCCGGAGCATCGCTCGCATCTTTACGGATGCTTTGAACACCGGGTCGGTAGCCTTCTTATTCGTGAAGTATTTGTTTCGGGTCGCTGCGACCTTTTCGCGATTTGCATGACGCCATGCTTTTGTCTTCTCTGCGCGTCCTGGATACGTCACGTGGTGGAGCGCCCGTTTACGCGCTGTGATTTGGTCGGCGTTCACACGGTGATATTCACGGGAGTACGCATTCAATTTGGCGCGATTTTCAGGCTTGTCACGCCACTTACGTTGTGCAGCTTTCACCTTGTCGGGGTTCATCAATCGACTCGCTTGCGTATCAGCAGCGAGTCGTTCGCGATTGGCATCTCGATATGCTTGCCGAGACGTGGCGACCTTTTCAGCGTTCGCAGCAGTTGAGCGTTTTGCTGTATCGGTCACGCAGGCAGTGCATTTAGTATCGCGGGTATAACGCGGCGACAAATGCCCATGTTTACACGACACACCCGTAAAATAATGAGTCAGACCAGCAGACGTGGCGTCGGCGCGGGATATAATTTCCATCGGTGTGACCTCGGTCAAAAGGAGTCAGGGGATTGCGGAAACCAGTGACTAGCTGGGGTTCGGGTGCCCCCCCCCCCCTATCCGCCTGCGTACATTGACACCCCATGACCATCCTGTCAATATCGAACCCACCCCTCACTCAACAGGTAACCCCACATGCTCCTGCGAAACAATTCGGCACGACTGATCACTATCAACGCCCCTATGGGTGAAACCGGTTACGACACGTTTTACGACGTCAAGCCCGGTGATAACCCAGCGGTCGAGGTACCCGACGAACTGTGCAAATCCGACTTCGTCCAGAACCTGCTGAGAACTCGTGACCTCACCGTCGAATACGTTCAACCCGCCACCGGTGACGACGACCTGGAATCGCTGCGCAACGAAGCGCTGTTGCTCGGTATCGACGTCGACAAGAAGTGGAAAGCCCCACGCATCCGCGTCGAGATTGACAAAGCGAACAGCTGACAACCAGCGCCAAAACCGGTAAGCCTCTCGACGATGCTCAAATCTCCGGTGCTTCACGAGCCCGCCACTGTGCGGGCTTTTTCATGCGTGCTATTCTGTAGCGAACCAATCGGAGGCCGCACCATGGCGAGCTGGAAAGACGACTTAGCACTCGACGCGATGTTCCTGCGCGTCATGAATGGCCTACGTGGACTCGTGACCCAGGATTACAACTCGGTCAACGTGAAGAAAGGTGTCCAGTACGAGCTGTCGGGCAACACTGCTGTACTCGCCGACGGTGCATCGATTGACACCATTTTCACGACTGGCGCGCTTCCGGTCATCATCAAGAGCCGGATCATCAAGTTCAATGGTACGAGTCTCGCAACCCGTGTCTATCGTGCGCCGACGTACACGGGTGGTACGATCACTCCGTATTTCAACCTGAATGACATCGCCCCAGTGACCGGTGGCGTAGTGATCCGCACCACACCAACTGTAACAGTCGTGGGGACTGAGTTCGGTGCCCCAACGTTCGACATAGGTTCAGCGGGCATAGGTAACGTAAGTGTCAGCACCTACGCTGTCACCGGTAACGAGCGTGTATTGCGCCCCAACACCACGTACTTGCAGCGGATCACGAACGATTCTGGCGCAGCGCAGCGCGTCTCGTCGTACCTGACATGGTTCGAAGGCACCCCAGACTTCCCGAACACGGATTACGCGTAATGGATATTACCCAGGCGATGGTCGACAGCTTTCGAGCTGAGTTCCAGGCGTTCAGCGACGAGACGAAGTGGCCCGACGCGCTGATCACTTGCGCACTGTGCGAGGCTGACTGCGAAACAGGTTCCACTCGCTGGGGCGCGTACCAGGACGAGTGTCACAACTTCAAGCGACGCGGGATGTTTTACTTCGCTGCGCACTGGCTCGCGACAAACTACGGTACAGCCGGTGTGACCGCTGATCCGTCATCTGAGGCGCGATTGAACGTGCAAGCGAAGTCAGTGGGTGATGAGTCGATTGATTTCCGAGTACCTAAGATGATGGACGTGGGCGACGACTGGTTGACGTTCACGAACTACGGTATGCAGTTCTACAGATTGCGCCGACGCGCAGGGATGGGAGCGATAGTCGTATGAGCAACGACATCACTGGTGCATCCGACACGTGGATCAACGTATACGCTGCTGCCGGGATTACGCCCGGTACCCCGATCATGATCTACAACAAGTCGATATGGGATGTAACCGCCCAGGAAGTCGCGACGGCTCCCGGCGCTGCATCGTGGGACGGTCCATGCATTTGTCGTGCTGAGGCGTGGACGGTCGATCAGCAAGGTGTGACAGGCTGTTGGGTAAAGTCACGCGGGCCTATATGGCTCAACGTGCAGGTGGTGTCGAATGCTTAAGCCTCGAACACTGCGCGGCGCCAAGGGTAAACGAATCGAGACGTACACGGGCACCACGGACGCGAACGGTCTGATCACCGTCACGTACCCTACCCCGTTCACCCTGGTCCCAAACGTACAACCCGGGCCGGTGCCGAGTTCTGACATGGTGTGGGCGCTGGTATCGAGTACGGTCAACGGGTTCAGCATCCGACTCGTCCAGCGCGCTACAGTGACGCTCCTGGCGGTGCAAGTGTTGCTCGGCACCGTTACGAACGTGGTGGGGTCACCGGCTCAGGTGCTGGTTGTGGAGCGGTAGCCAGTCGACCACAGTGGACGCAGTAACGATGCGTCCAACATTGAACGTACTCGTGTCGACCGACGAAAGCTTTCGAGTTTGAAATGTTGATCCGGGCTCGACACCCTTCCCCGCCGCCACACCAACATTTGACGGGTTCAGCCGATGTGTACATCGCCCCGCCGCATTCGTCACTCATCACCCTTTCTCCTTAATCGTACGACGTGGGTTCTGCACGACGAAACTTTCGTTATCGTGTGCGTCGTTATAGCGCATGTCGCTGCACACGAACCCAGCAGCCTGGAGCGCGTCACGTGCGACCTTTGACAGCGTTGCACGACCGGCGCCCTTGAACGTTATGGTCGCGTTGGTCATACGGAACGACCTGCTTCAAAATTCAGGCGCTCGCACTCGGCGTCACTCGGAATAGGTGCGCGTGAGACAGTGTTGACTCGACCGTCCTGCCAACTGCGCAAAGGTTTCTCACCTTTCAACCGACGGAACACGTTGCCGACCTTGCGGCGAATCAATCGCTGGGTATGGTTCTGGAGTGTGACGGTTTCGTAGAGGCTACCAGCGATATCCATGAGGAAGTATTTCACGGTGTTGACTCCATCGGTTGGGGTTCGATGGAGTCAGTATTACCGCTAATGACGAACTCGTCAAGCAGCCATCGGGACCACTGTGAGTTCGGGCGGCGCGAAGCGTAGGAACCGCTGCATCACCATGCGCACCTCGCGCTCCATCTCCTGCTGGTTGTCGGCGGGGATCTTTTCAGCTAGGAGCATCGCGTCATGCCACAGGGCGCCTATGAGGTTTTGCGGACCCTTCACTTCGACCCCTTCCATCTCAGGGCGTGACGGTGTAGGGGGCTCGGCGAGCTTGCGTTGGTGCGCTGCTGCACGCATCTCACGGATAGTCGTGCGCATCGCCCCGACCGTCTCGAACGACAGTACGTCGATTTTCATCCTGTATGCCGCCCGGAAGGTCGACACGTAGAGTTTCACGGCGTCGGGGGCTGGCTTCTCTTTCGAGCCTGCTGCGGGGCGACCTGCCGTCTGACTCCACCCATTGGCCTGGAATGCGTCACGGACCTTCTCGTTGAAGTGATCCAGGGTCTTAACGTCTTCCGCTTTCAAGGTGTTGAATATCCCGTTCGCGGCGCTTTCTACACCTGCTGCTTTGCGGGCGATGTTGATGAAGTCCACTGCTAATGTTTGAGTTTTCATGGTGCACTACCTCAATTTATAAGTTGGGTAGCGTCCGTGCATTTGTAGCGCCGTCGTTATCATGTCTGTGCGGCAATGTCAGTATGACTCAACTGACGGACTCGTCAATACCGTTTGTCGGGGGAAAGATGACCAGAACACGTAAAATAGTCACGGAATGTCCAGTGTAATTTTCTGGTCACTGAGATAAGGGTGACTTAATAGTCGCAGCGTGACCAGAAACGTGTAAATAGTCATGAAATGTCTTTTTCACGCTGGTCAGTCTCAAAACCATACCCCGTACCCCGGTTCTGAAAAACTATCCGGGGTACGATTCTAGGGCTCTAGCACGCGGGTTTCAGAGGGGTTACCCAAATACCCCGCATCGATCACACTCTCACGCCGCTGGCTTATACATCTTAATGATATACATTATCATATACCTATATACTTACTATCTAATATTATTTATTCGGGGTATCGGGGTATAAAATAAAAGGAGGTGTCTATTCCGGGGGTTTCAGACATACCCCGATAAATACCCCGGTGAAATATACGGGGTGGTAAGGATGATCATGAAAACCATTGTGGTATTATCCGAGACATGCCTATCACCCTGAAAACCGTTGACTTTCAACGGGCCGTCGACACCCTGAAAACGGAACTGAAAAAGTTTCGCGGGGACAAGTTCGTCACCGTTGGGATTCACGAATCGGCGGAAGCTCACGAAGGGACTGACCTCACGATGGCGCAACTCGGAGCTGTACACGAGTTCGGCGCCGACATCGATCATCCTGGTGGCACACCGTACGGTTACGCCAGTCCACAAGCTGTTGAGCGTGGCGAAGTGAGATTCTTGAAGAAGGGTACGGGTTACATGGAACTCGGTGTCACACAACCGCACAAGGTCACAATCCCTGCCCGCCCGTGGCTCGTCCCTGGCGTGGAGTCAGGTACGCAGGAATACCTCGCTGAGATAGCATCGTCGATCAAGAAAGGCGACACGCTTGACACCACGCTCGAGGTCGTCGGCAACATCGCCGCCGGTACGGTTCAGCAGTTCATGACCGATCTGAAATCGCCGCCGAACGCCCCCAGCACGGTTCGTAAGAAGGGATCGGACAATCCATTGATCGACACTGGGGCGCTCCGCAGTTCTGTCACGTACGAAGTAACCTCGGAAACCCCAATTGAGGGCATCCAATGAGCCTTTCCATGAACGGGCACATCGACGCGGTATTTGTGTCGGTCCCTGCGACCCGTACCGCAATGACAGGCGGCGGATACGTCGACGGGATATTCGTCCCTGGCTCAACCACCACCCTCCCCTACATCGTGAACATCCAGCCGGTCAGCGAGCGTGAACTCGACTTCCTGTCGCAAGGTGGTGAGCGTATCGTCGACCCTCGCCGGATCTACATCAACGACGGCAACATGCAACTGATCGACCAGACCGGTACATGGTCATTCATCGGTCAGCTTTGGAAGGCGCACCGGTGCGACAACCGGTACTGGCGGGATTACTGCAAAGTCATAGTGAGTCGAATCGATGACCAATGAGCAACTGTTCGCCATTCTGCGACCGATCATCATGACCGTGACAGGTGTCCCTGAGTGCATCCTGGCGGATCAGAACGCCAAGTCGCCCACTGGCGAGTACGCATCGATCCGACCGCGTCAGAGCATCACGCAGCGTGGTCAGGCGCACATTTATCCGGTCAACAAGGTCGGCGATCTGGTCACCGTTGACGTACGCGCTCAAGTCATCGCCACAGCCACTGTGAACTTTTACCGGGGTGACGCGATGGCTCGCGTTGAACGGTTGCAGGAGTGTCACAAGCGCCCCGACATATCGATGAATCTGTTCCGCGCAAAGGTACGGTGGCTCGGCACGTCAGCCGCCAACAACCTCACGGCGTTACAGTCGGTCAACTGGGAGCAGCGTTCGCAGGTATCGATCCGTCTCGGTTACGAGGTATCGAACATCAACGACATCAACAACATTCTCAGCGCCAGCGTGATCGTGGAAAACGAGGATGGTGTTGTGTTGGAGACGATTGACGTCACACTGCCGCCGCCATCGAGCCTTCTACTCGTGGACGGATCGTGGACGCTTGACGGTAGTCATACTTTGAGTGGAGAAACTATATGACAAACCTGACACCTGTTCCGGGCATGGACGACGTCCCACAGCTTGAGATAACTACTCCGGCGTTGGGTGGTCCCGGTGGTCCAATGAACAGCCAGGCTCAAGCCCTGCTCAATCGGACCGAATCCCTATCTGCCCAAAAAACAGGATTTGTCGATCTGTATCGATACTCTCGACCTTCCATTCTCGGTGGTGGTGAGGGCGATAGCCGATGGGCTCGAAACTCGTCGATAAGCGCGCTGGCAACCCGCATGCACTCCTATGGTCCGGCCCATCATGCGCGCGCAATCCTACGTCAGTGCATTGACTTCCCGGTGACCGCAAACTACGCCATTGGGGGCAGCACTACCGCCGACATCCTTGCACGGATCAACGCCTCTATCGCTGGCTGGCTCGCGCAAAACGTCACCTTTGTGACGCTTTTCATGTCGCGTAATGATCGTCCGGCCGGGCTGACCGTCGCGCAAAGTGTCGCAAACATGCTGGAAATTGAAACCCGGATCAGGAACGCAGGGGTCATCGTCATATGGATGACTGACATCCCACCCACTGACGCCGCTGCCGTCGGTGCCCCGGTGTTCACAACTGATCAGGTGGCAGAACATCACGCGTGCATCGCGTGGCAGCGGTCGCGTAGATGGCAACGCAACGTGTATGTGTGTGATACGACCCAGTTCGGGTGGTTGACCACATCCACGCTTGGTTACGCAATCCCGGGGTGGCTATCGGACCACACCCATGAGAGCCAAGAGGCAGCGACGCGCACCGGTCAGGCTCTCGCGTCACTACTCGGGACCATATTCCCCGTGTATAGCTTGCGCCCGTACGTGAATTTGTCGGCAGCATATAACGCGACCAAGAACCCTGGTGGCATCATCAACGCCAACCCGCTGACGACCGGTACTGGAGGCACAATCACGGCTTCCACTGGTACGTGTACCGGTCAGGTCGCTGACAGCCACACGGTGCAGCATCTGAACTGCACCGGCGTGACCACAGTGTGTTCAAAGGAGGATATCGTAAACGCGTCGGGGATCATCGAAACATGGCAGAAACTAGTGATCACCGGTACCCCGACGGACGCATCCCCATCTGTCGAGTTTCAAAACAACGTAGGCGTCGCGAACTTGGCGGGCGGCGATATTGTCGAGGCGTACTCTGAGTATGACGCACCTGCTGGCAATACCGGTTACGCATCGATATTTTTTGGACTCCGGCTGGCTCACACGTCGTCAAGTGTGATCGTTGTTTGCGAGGACGGTGGTCAAGCGTCAGGTGAAACGGCGTTCATCGGTGATTCGCTGGCTCACCCGTCCTACCTGTTGAAAACCCCACCAATGACCATCCCTAGTGGTGTGACACTGAACACATTGCGGACTCGCGGTACTGTCGTACTGAGGCAGAGCGTCGCCGCCAACATCACGGTTCGTTTCCGCGCTGTGGACTGTCATAAGGTTATTTACGCATAATAGCCACCCGTTCCAATCCCGTGATAGACTCTCGCGGGATTACACACCTTCTCGGAGTTAGCAAATGAGCTACCCAGCAACGAATATCATTCAGATCAACACGAGAATTCGACCTGCGGGCCTCGGGACAGCTAACTTCGCAAGTGCGATGTTGTTCGCTCCCAATGGTGAACTGCCTGTCGGGTTTACCGCCGATACCTATCGCACGTATTTCACGTTGACCGCACTCGCCGTCGACTTCCCTGACACCACCGAAACGTACAAGGCCGCTCAACGCTGGCTCGGCGGCACTCCGGCGACTCGCGAAGTCAAGGTGTGGGCGACCGCTCTCGCCGATGCAACGTTCACCGCGACGCTGAACAAGGCTCGCAATGTCGTCTGGTGGTACTGGACACTGATCACCGCACCGATCCTGGCAGTCGAAGCGACCGCTACCCTGATCGCTCAATGGTGTGAAGATAACGGTTCGATGTTCATCAACAACCAAACCGGCACGTCTGCTGGTCTGATCCGTACGAATACCGCTGGCAACATCGCGATTGACTTCACGACTGCTGGGTTCCGCCACGTGTTCACGCCGGTTCATGCAACTGACGCGTACGCGGGTAACGCGCTGGCGAAACACTTTGCCGCTGTGAACTACTCGGCGGATCTGTCGACCATCACCGGTGAGTTCAAGAAATCCCCAGGTGTGACTGCTGAGGATCTGACTGATACCGCCTACTCGAACATGATGCTCGACACGGTCAAGGCAGTGTTCTACACCGTTGTGGACAACCAAGGTTCTACTGATGCTGGGCGCTGGATCAATACTCGAACCCACAGTGCCTACGGTGAGTTCATTGATGACGTCGTGAACCTTGACGCGTTCATCAACTTCCTAACCACTGCACTGTACAACTCATTGGCGAACGTACCGACCAAGCTTCAACAGACCCCAGTAGGTCAGGCCGTGTTGCTCGGTACTGCTCGCCAGATCGGTCAGCAGTTCATCTCGAACGGTTACTTGGGTCCGCGCAACTACATCAACCCCGACGACGGTCTAGAGGCTTACACCCTCGGTTTCGAAATCCTGACCGTACCTGAGGACATTCTCGACTTGTCCGAAGCTGACCGCAACGCCCGTAAATCCGCGCCGATCCGCATGCGTCTGTTCCGCGCCGGGGCAATCCATAGCGCCATCGTCGACCTCGACGTCTACTAAGGGGAACACCTGTGAGCTTATCGAACTTCTCTACAGACTTCTGTGTCGTCACCGTCAACGGTCGTCAGATCAAAGACTGGGGCGAGACTGCCACACCGTACACTGATGCATCCATCGACCCGAAGGCTGCGTTACGGCGCGGTCAGGGTGGTAACGCCATTCGCCTGAACCGGATCAACCCGGGTCGCGCTGTGAGCCTGTACCTGAACCCGGGCTCGCCCGACTCGGCGTATTTACAAGGTCTTCACACCTCGAACGCCGACATCACGTTGACCTACACCCAGATCGGCACCCTGGAAGTGGCGCTTGGTGTAGAAGGTGTCATGGTGAACGACGGCGAGCGTGGTCGCGGCGGTATGACCATCAACGACGATCAGTTCATGTTCGAGTTCAACAACTGGACGGCGAGCCGGGGTTAATCGATGAGTCAAGTCAAAGCATTCACCGTCGGTGCCAAGACGTACAACGCGGCAATGGCGTCAGCAGTGAAGCAGGATGAACTGCTCAGCATGTTGACTGCCGATTTGATCAGTCGTGCAATGGTGGCGGCAAAAATTGGTAAACCGCTGGACAATACAATGATCGCCACCATGATGCTGGGCATGCCGACTGTTGCGAAGGTCAAAATTGCCGACATATTAATGTGTCAGGTGTTCGTCGCTGGTACCACCATCCCGGTCACCATCGACGATTTTTCCGGTCGTATGGTTGAATACAATCAACTGCTGGCGAAACTTCTGGTATTTAACCTCGGGGATTTTTCTTATTGGCTGCAAGGCGCCGTCAACGACGCAATGCAGCCGCAAACCTCGGCGGCCAACGCAGTAACGTCAACTGGTATCTGATGCGTCCGTGCACGGGGATCGACGGTGTATGCCCTCCTCTATGTACCTGGGCACAACTGAACGACGGGACGTACAGCTTGGGTGACGTAGAACGATTCAATCAGACAATCACTGAGTTACGCGACGCCCGGATTGCACAACTTGAAGCATAGGGGTCGAAAGGCCCCTTTTTTGTAAGGATCGAATATGGCAAACGTTCTCACTTCGTTCCTCGTCGGCATTGGGTGGGACACGTCTGATTTTGACCGTGGCACACGTGACATCGAGCGTGGACTCCAAGGCGTCAAGGTGTCCACGCTCGCCGTCTCTGCTGCGATCCTGGGGGTGTTCGCCGGGGTCGCGACCGCCGCTGTCAATACTGCTCAACGCGTCGATCAACTGTCTCTCGCCACCCAGAACCTGAACACGAATAAACAATTCGTGTCGAACCTTGGTGGCGCCATGAAACTCATGGGTGGTGATGCTGCCGCTGCTCTGACCGAGGTACGTGGGATTGAGGAGGCGCTGACAAACCTACAAGTCAAAGGTGAAATCGGCCCGTTCTCGGAACTCGCCACAGCTGGCGTAGACATTACCAATTTGACGAATAAGAAAACCGCCGAGGGTTTTCTATCTGAGCTGTCCGACCAACTCCCCAACCTGAACAATAACCAACGCCAAGCTGTTCAGTCATCGCTCGGTTTATCCGACGCCACGATGAAGGCAATCGGTGGGGGTAGTCAGCAGTTCGAGGCACTCGTACAACGCTCTCAAGATCTGACGGGTACGATTACGCAACTCACCGACAACTCGCGAAAGCTTAGCGACCAGATGGCCGAGTTTGGGCTACGCATGACTGGTATCACGAACGAGCTCACTGAGAAAACGCTCCCCGGCCTCGTAAGTTTTTCGACCTGGGCAAATCAGTTCGTTGAGAAACACCGTGAAGACATTTCAGGCGTGATTGATACCGTCGCGGATAATCCGGGTTCCGTAACGGCTCTCGGTGCGGGCGCCACCAGTGCTACTATCGGCGCGTTGTTGTCCAAGCTCGGACTGTCGACCATCGGCGGTGCAGCATCGAAAGTCGGTACGGCGGGCATGATTGTCGGCGGCGCAACACTCGCCACGGATGTGACATTCGACACCCTGGAGACAAAGTTCCCCGGTCTGAAACAATACGAACAAGACGTTGACCAGAAGGCTCGTGACGCGGGACTCGGACCACTTGTGGATTTCTCCAACTGGTTGTTCAATTCGGGCAATGCACAATCACCCGAAGCGATGCCGACCCCGTACAAAGACGTCACACCGCCGACCGACGAAGCCAACGACGCGCTAGTGAAAGCGATCCAGGCAGCAAAGGTCAACGTGTCAAACAATGTGAACTTAAACGTCACCCTCGATGGTCAAGCGATTGACGCCAAGATTACCGAAGTTACAGAGCGCGCCAATTACAGTACAATCGACGACGTCAAATCGACGACGGCGAGGTAACCCGTGAGCATTGTTCAACTATTCACCAAACAGGCGCCGACCATCGCGGGGTATTCCTTCGACGCGGTGTTGGAGGATACGTTTGAAGCCACGGTGGAAGTGACGACTTACCCGATTGAGTCGGGTGTGCGCATTTCCGACCACCGGATTTTGCAGCCGTTCAAATGGTCGATGGTCGGGGCGGTAAGTAACAACCCGCTCAAGGTGCAGATTACCGACTTCCTCGGTGGTGCGCTGTCGAACCTGACCAACAACCCGTTGGTTGCAAGCATCGCCGGTCTGTCGGCGGGATTCCTGGCGGGTAGCGACGAGACACGCGCCAGTACCACGTTACAGTTCCTCATCGTGTTGATGCAGTCCGGTGACCCGTTCGATATTGACGCAGGCGACATCACGCTACGCAACATGGTGATCACTCGTTTGTCGCGTACGAAAGACCCGAGCAATGAGAACGGTCTGATATTCATCGCCGACCTGCAAGAGCTGATCACCCTAGAACGTATCTCGTTCGTTGGACCACCCTCTCCCGATCAACTGCGCGACGGTGACCAGTCGAAGTCGGCGATCACCCGGGCGATTAATCGTGGTCAGAAAATGGTCGCGGACGCGAAGGCTGCCGTAACCAAACAAGTCGATACAGTATTGGCGGCGATATTCTAATGGTTGAAATCCCGATCCTCAGCGGTTCGACAAATGCCCACCAACGGTTCTCGATCCAACTCGGCGTGAATTTGATCGACTTCGAGTTGGATTACATTTCGTATCTCGACCGTCCGGCGTGGTCGATGAATCTGTTTCGTGACGGTTCACCGTTGGTGCGCGGGGCCATGCTCGAACCAGGGTGCGACGTGATTGCGAACTACCGCGCCAAGATCGGCCTACTCGTCTTCGTGGGTGACCCTGTGACCCTGGATAACCTCGGCATCGCCAACCATCTGGTATGGGTGACCGAATGAGCAATGGTCGCACGTGGTCGATGGACATCAACGGTGAACCGTATATCGAGCCTCAGTTCGGTTTGCGCATGTTCCGCGTGGTGTTCGACATCCAGATCAGCCCGGGCGATGCGCTGTCGTTGGCTGACATTCGGATTTACAACCTGCAAAAGACAACCGCGATTCAACAGGGCTCGTCGATTGTTTTCCGCGCTGGATTCGAAGACGCGAACGACACGATATTCATCGGCTACGTTACGAATGTTCTGCGTGAACGTGATCCAGGGTCGGCAGAGATCGTAACACGCCTGATATGCAAGTCGGGCGACCCCGTCAAGGATCGCGGGTCGGCACAGGGTTCGTATGGTCGCGGTACGAAGATCGTCGACGTCCTGCGCGATCTGGCGCACTCGTGGCCCATTCAACTTGATATCGTCGAGAGTCAGTTCGATAGCTCACCACTGCTGGTGAGCGGATACGTGACAAACGGTGACATACCAACCAGCCTGTTCGACCTTGGGTACGCTTACGGGTTCGACTGGGTGCAGGAACGTGGTCGACTCGTAATCACCCGGCGTGGGTTCCCTCGGACAGGTACGCCGACACTCATCAACCAGTTCACCGGGATGCAGGGTATACCGGAAGTGACACGCGGGCCCGACGGTCTCGGGGTTTTCGTCAGCGTCAAAATGAACCCGTACTTCAGGGTGAACGGTCAGATCACGATTCAGAGCGAGTTCGCGACCTATAACACTGGGAATCTGTATGTGGTTGAACTCGGCGGTGACGCAACGGCGAACGGGGATTACAACATTTTCGCACTGCGCCAGCGTGGGGACAGCCACGGTGGTCTGTGGTCTACCGAGATCGACGGGATTCGAGCCGGGGCTGTTGCGCCAGCGCCTGGAACCGTTCCTAACTCGGTAGACGCCACGGGTGTACTGGTATGGGGTGCCCGAGTCGATCAAGCGTTCCGTGTGCGTGTGCGTCAGATGGGTGACAACCTGAACATCAATCCTGACTGGCTGATGGCTGTGATGGGGTTTGAGACGGGTTATACGTTCGATCCGACCACCAGCAACCCCGGTAGCTCAGCGACCGGTCTGATTCAGTTCCTAGAATCCACCGCGCGTGGACTTGGTACGACGACGACAGCGCTGCGACGCATGACGGCTGTTCAGCAACTGGACTACGTCGAGAAGTATTTCGCGCAGTATGCGAGCCGTATCACGAATCTCGGGGATTGCTACATGGCGGTGTTGTGGCCGGTGGCGATGGGTCGTCCGGATTCATACGTGATGTGGACGAAGGTCGGTACGTACGCTACACAGTATGCTGCGAACGCTGGATTGGACGTTAACCGGGACGACCAGATCACACGAGGTGAGGCAGTCGCCCGAGTTAACACGTCGCTCATGCGTGGGGCGTCGTATGCGCGTTAACCCCTCCCCGCTTGGTTGACCGGTACGAATGTGTAATAACCCATACCGTGGTGGTGCACGTACCAATAGTCACTGTCGAGACGGTTCATGAGTTCCTGAAAAGTGTACATCCGCGTAGCGTACGTGCGTTTCATTTCCGGTCACCTCTTGCGCGTGCCCAACCATAGTCCCACCGCCAGCGCGAGTGCGGGCATTTCTCGCCGTCGAATGGGTTGTCGTCCTTACCGACGCCCGCCAGGAACGCCGCGTAACCTTGCTCGAAGGGTGTCATCGTATGATCCCCTTCGCCGCGATGAGTGCTTCCAGTCGGCGATGAAAATCCGATGGTAGCCAACTTCCATCCCATTCCTTCGCAATTTCTGCAAGCTGTAATAGTTCAGAATTCCGCTGCTCTGCTGAGCACGAGACATCTAGCAACCGATCATTTTCGGTGGACAGTTCTCGGTAGTCTTGCTTGCATTCCGCCAGCTCTCCCCGCAAAGCAACGAGTTCAGGCTGATCGGGTGCAAGACGTAGAACTTCGTTGACTGCGCCTCGAAGCCCTTCAAACTTCATAACGTCGCGGATGGTCTGTTCGTGCATTGCAAACCAATCCGCAATGCTATCCCACGGTATTGTTCTAACTTCACTCATCGCCGTATCACTCCTGTCTGTGTATCACCAGTCTCACCCACCGTGACGAGTTCGTCAATCCCTACCCGTTAAAAAGCCCGGCGAACCGGGCGACATCAACACACAGCAGGGAGGCTTTACGTTCGCACTTAATGACGTGACTGTCAAGCGCGGGCAATGTATTATCATGTCCATATTTAATGGGGTCGACACATGGCGCATACGCGGGCGAATCAGCCACAGATGCTGCGGGAAGCATTCCGGGAAATGATGAAAGGTGTCGCCACCTCATCGCCCGGTCACATCCTTGCGTTCGACCCTGTGACACAGCTCGCCCAAGTTCAGATTGGCGTAACCCGTGTGGACTTGAACGGCGCGACATTCGACCCACCAGCGATCATCGAGACACCCGTATATTTCCCGGGCGGTGAATACCATATCGAATACCAGATCGACCCAGGCTGCGAGGGGGATATCCTGTTCAGTCAGCGATGTGTCGACGGGTGGTTGCAATCTGGCGGTATCGCAGCGAATCCCATCGGTCGATTTCATGACCCGCAGGACGCGTTTTTCTTACCGGGATTCCGGTCGATGCCGAACAAGCTCCCCGCCTTCCAGAATAACGGCGTGAGGTTGAGCAACAAAGCTGGTACGCAATATGCGTGGCTGAAGAACGACAACACGATCACCATGAACAATGGTGTGGCCAATTTCAACTTGATGCCCGATGGTGCTGCGTCCATGCAGAACGGGTCGGGGTTTATTCGTATCGGTGCCGATGGGATTGTAAACATCAACGGTGTTACGATTAATCCGGCAAGCCTCGTAGAAACACCCAACGATGTGAAGGCTGGTACGATACTCCTGAAGACTCATCGCCACACTGGGGTCACCCCAGGCAGCGGCACATCCGGGACACCTACCCCATGACGGTACGACGCTTAGATCCCGATACGGGTGATATCATCACCAGCGGTGAACTGCAATTCATTGACGGGCGTGAGGAGATCGCGCAGACCGTCAAGACGCGTCTCGCACTGTTCCTCGGTGAGTATTTCCGAAACATTCTCGACGGTACGCCGTGGTACGAGCAGATCCTCGGCAAGTTCACAAGTCTTGACGTCGCCGAGTCAGTCCTACGTGTACGGATCGCGTCGACCCCAGGTGTGATACGGTTGACCAGTTTCGACACAGATTTCGATATCGACACCCGCAGGTACAGCGTGACGGCGGGCATTCTCACCGCCTTCGGGGTTGACGAGGTAACATTCAATGGCTGAAGTCACAGCGCAGGGGTACGTCCTCAAGACGCAAAACGAATGGTTCGACGATGAACGTCAGCTCTATCTGGGCATTGACCCATCGTGGAATCTCGATCCGTCCACCCCCGATGGCCTAAAGCTCGCTCACGACGCCGAAGTGTTTGGTGTTCTGGATGAGACGCTGCAACAGGCGTATAACTCCAAAGACCCGAACAAGGCCGTCGCGGTCGATCTGGATGTCATCTGTTCGCTCACTGGTACCGTTCGATCCGAGGGTACACCTTCGAACGTCGCGATCACTCTCACCGGTACGGCGGGTACGATTGTCCCGGCTGGTCGACGTATCGAATCGACGACTACCGGTTCGCGTTGGGTCACTGATGAAACCGTAACGCTTACGGGTGGTACAGCGTCCACCACGGCAACGTGTACGGTCGTCGGACCAACTCAGGCTGATATCGCCACACTGACCCGGATCATCGACGTGGTGGGCGGCTGGGCGGCGGCCAACAACCCCAGCGTGGCCACCCCCGGCACAGATGAACAACTCGACTCATCATTGCGTGTAGAGCGTGCCACAGCCGTTGGGCGCCCCGGTAATAATCAGATCGACTCGATGCTCGGTGAACTGTTCGCCGTAAGCGGTGTTCGCCGTGTCAAGATTTACGAGAACGATACGAACAGTGCCGCCGTGGTGCCCATCGACAACCCGTGGGGTCTCCCGGCGCATTCGATCTCTGTAATCGTCGACGGGGGTGCCATTGCCGATGTGGGTATGGCGATTTACGTCAAGAAAAACCCAGGCGTCTTACTCAACCAGTCCGGCACCCCTGTATCGACCACTGTCATATCGCCAAAGTATCCGACCAACACCAAGTTGATCCGTTGGGCAACACCGCTATACCTCGACATGATCGTTGCGATCACGGTAAAGAACGACGGGACATTGCCGACGAATATTGCCGATCTGATCGACGAGGCGTTTCTCGAGTTCGCCGTCGGTAGTCTCGTCCCGGCTGGTGATGGGTTTAAGCAGTCTGGATTCGACATCGGTGAGAGTGTTCCATATCTGACACTGACCACACCGATCAACAAGGTGCTCGGCGAATATGGTAACAGCTACATCCAGTCATTCACTGTCAACGGTGGTACAGCGAACATCGCGATTGCGTTCAACCAGTTGTCGCGCTGGACATCCGCCAATATCAGCACGACGGTGGTGTGATGAACATTCCCGACCGGATCTACGCACAGTATCGAAATAAGCCGAAGGCCGTGGCATGGTATGCGATTACTCGCGGGCTCGGCGATCAGATCGATGCAGCCGCTCAAGCCGTACGCACCATGTACGATATCGACAATAACGTCGGTGCGCAGCTTGACATTATCGGTCGGATCGTCGTTGCGGATCGAAATTTCCTCGCAAGTACGCCGCTGACCGTAACTCAATTCGGCGATGCCGACGCTGAGTTTGGTGACCTCGATGCGGTGTTCAGTGCGCTGAGTATCGGTACTGATTCTCAGATGTCAGACGAGTTTTTCAGACTCGTCATTCGTGCGAAGATCGTGAAAAATAATAGTGACGCGACCATCGAATCGATTTTGAACGGGGTGACGTTTTTGATCCCCGGCGCCAATGTCATCAGGGTGATCGACGGCGAGGACATGTCGTTCGCTATCGAGTTCAACGGTGCTATTACTGATCTTGAACGATGGGCACTTCTCAACGCGAAACTGATCCCAAAACCGCAGGGGGTCCGGTTCAACGGGTTCCTCGATAGTTTTCTACCCTCGGAATTCGGTGACGTCGATGCTGAATTCGGTGACACTGACGCACAATTCCACGGTTATGTAGGAGTTTGACCAATGGCTTTACAACGTGACACACGATATCCGGGGCGCTGGACCACTGCAAGCAGTGGTCACCCCCAGGGCGCGTTTAAAAACCGCACGGCCCCCGGTTCCCTGGACGGTTCCTATATCGAACAGGACTGGGCGAACGACTGGGACGGTTATTTTTCGTCGTTGTTGAATGCAGCAGGTTTGACCGCAAACGGCAACGTGGACGCAGTTGGTGCGTCGCAATATTTCAGTGCCATGCAAACTTTGCTCAACCAATCGAGTGGTGCGGTTTCCGGCAGACGGCAAGCTCGTGCCGCACTGGCCACCGCGGGATCAAGTCTAACTATCGCATCCGATGAGGTGCTTGTTAAAACTGCTCTTGGCGGCTCATCTTATTTGCTTCCTTCATTCAGCCAGGTTATCAACGTGGCCACTACTGGCGCGGGGGGCATGAACACCGGATCGGCGCCAGCCAGCGGATACGTAGCTATCTACGCCATTTACAACCCAACCACCACTACGCGAGCTTTGTTCGCCGTAAACGCTTCGTCCGCTGCACAGCCTGAAATATGCGGCGTGACAATGCCGTCTGGTTACACCGCCTCCGCGCTGTTGGCAGTGTGGCCCACCACGGCGGCAAGCTTGCTCGGCGTCGGCTTAATGCGTGGGCGCCGACATTCCAGGACTGGCGTAACCGTCCTAAATACGTCCGTAGGTGCTGGGTCGATGACCACGCTTTCTATATCGTCAGCAGTCCCATTTAACGCAGTATCTTGCCGGGGGGACGTGACAATAACCAGCGCCGCCGGGTCAAACAACAACGCTGCTGTTGCTTCGGATGTTGCCGGGGTCGGATACCAATATACGTCGCAGGGTCCAGGGACTGGCGTATCTGGAAATTTCGAACTTGACCTAACTACGGCGCAAACAATGTTCTATCAGATGACCGTAACTGCAGCTCCCGGTAACTTCACAATTCAAATTTCCTCCTATGAGTTTTAAGCCCATGACCATATTCGTTCAGTTCGAAGACGGAACCAGCACACGAATAGTGGGCATCTACGGTAATCCTCAGCCGGACACCGATGCTCACCCACATCAAGGGGAGGTTGAAGACGATGACCCGCGTTACTTTGCTTACCTTGAGTCGACCAAGCCAGTTCCCATAGAAGACATGGACCCAGTCGACAAGCTGAAAGCCTTCCTTGCTGCCAATCCAGACGTGGCGGCGATTCTCTCTTGATCATCGCTGAGGACTACGGCGTCGTTGCTGACGGCGCTACCGACGACACGCTGGCCATGCAGGCGGTAATCGCGCTGAGCGCATCGACTGGTGATCGCGATATCGTTCTGCCCAGTGGCGTTATCTGCGTCGGCGATGTGATCAAGATTGATGCACCTGGCACGACGTTGCGAGGCGCAAACAGACTTGGCACTACCATCAAGACCATGCATTCGTCCAGAAATATTCTTGAGCTAAACGGCTGGTACTCGGAAGCGCGTGACATTGGTTTCGACGCTGGTGTTCCACGCACCGGCGGCACGTCAGTGCATTTGCTCGGCGCGCACACCCAGCTCAAAGACTTTAAAATCGAGAACGACGTCATAGGTGTGCACTTGACCGGGGCCGCCGCTGAAATATCCAAAGGACTGCTTGGCACTGGTTTGGCACACAGCACTCGAATCCTGGTAGATGGAGGGGATACCTCCCAAGTCATCGACCGCGTGGTCTGCGGCGCGCAAAACGGCCCTTTCCCAGACTTCGGAATCCGTGTGGTAGACAGCGCCGCGCTGATCATTAGGGCCACAAGGATTATGAATGCCGGTGTTGGTCTTGGTCTTATCCCAAGCGGATCAGGGAAGGGTGTTCATTCGCTGTTTGCCAGCGATTGTTTCTTCGATAGTGGCTCTACCGGGATCATGGTTGCCCCCTCTAACGGGGCAAACGTTTCCCGCTGCAGGTGGTCAGGGTGCTGGACTGGTGGCGGCACAGGCAATGGCGTAGACATGCACAAGGACGGAACCGGCAGCATTAGCGGCATGCACTTTGATGCCCACCACTCCATCAACAACGTTCTGTCTGGCTTTGCTGTCGGATCTGGGGTTGAAGATTTTGCGATAAACGGTGGAGAGATTGCAGGCAATGACTTCGGAGTTTGGATCGCCGAGATGGTTAGCGGGTTCAGGGTTCAGAACGCCACAATTGGGTATGGGGCCGGGATGGTTCCTAACAGAAAGTGGGGTGTTTTCGTCAGCAACTACTGCGGAAATTACCAAGTGACCGGAAACACCTTGCTCTACAACGGGACTGGCGGTTGCAATGCATCGACCAACCAATTCGGCAAGGTCGATAACATAGGTTAACCGCCACACCTGATGTCGTATAAATCGTTATGAGTCGCCACTTGTTCTTTGAGCTGGCGACTCATTGCTTTTCGGTCTGCTGACGAGGTGGTGATCGGTCTGACCCAGCTACACGCCGTATCAATCGGGACGATTGTGCTTTGACAGCCTTGCGTCAAGCTCAGCATCAGAATCAGCAACCACTGTGACTTCGACATGTGTACGTTCCTTGACGGCTTGTACCGTCGCTTGAGCTTGTTCGATTTGTTGGGTTTGTGACGCTTGTTCGGTACCCTGGGTAATGCCGCTGGACTTGCCGATACGGTGACCAGCAAGCGCACCGAGTAACGCCACAATGGCTGCACCGATGGACAGTAGGATCGCTGTGATACTCATGCAACGATACCCCCGCGACGTTTGAACACCGCGACCAACGTGTCGACTTTATGTTCATGTTGACCATATCCAGCCCCGGGAAGTGACGCCCAACGTGACCGACACTTATCGAGCGCTACAGTTATACGACCCGTGTCGATGTCGTCCAGCGCCTTGCATTCTCGGATTAACTGAATCGCTATCAAATCCTGGCTGCGCGGTGAGAAGTCCGGGAGTTTAAGTTGTGCCCGGTAATGATCGTAATACCGCGCCAGGATCTGATAGCGACCCGCCGCCGTGGACTTGATGCCAAGACGCGGTAGCGTGATCAACTTACGCGGGTGGTCGGCGTAACCGGTGAATAGGGCGCCACCCACCAGAACATCGTACCCGCGATCATTTGTCGGCTGCCCTGGCTTATCGGTCCCCTCGCTATAAGCGATGGTATCGAGGAACGCGACGAGGTTGGTCATGGTTTTGGACCTGATACGGATGGTTGGTGAACCTGAAGCGCGATGAACGTCGCCAGGGACAGGCCGAGCATCACGAGCTTGTACGTTTGAGGGTCGATGTACTCTTGGATCGTCGGCATGAAACCCATGATGTCGTTGACGGACAGACCGCCGAGTACCACGAGTAACCACGTACTGTAACGCTTCCAGCACTGCCGCCACTGTGGGATTAATTGCATAACCGTCGCGCTCCGAATAGAATGTCAAGCACTTATCATACTGGAAACTGACGATGAAACCTAAAGTAGCCGACAAGAAACCATCCAAGGACTCGGGCGGTAAGGGTCGTAGCAAACCAGTAGCATCGGGCAGTGGCACCGGTGACTCTGGTGGCAAAGGTCGTAGCAAGAAATGACACTCGCCGCGCTGTTGTGCGTGATGGGCATCTTTACATGGTGTCAACCCACGGCAGCGCGGCGAAAAGCTGCGTACATATTCATCGTTCCAACCGTTGTCCACTCGCTCGTGTCAGGGTCATTCAATGACCAGTGGTACTATCTCAGTGCTGCGTTAACTGACTCATTTGCTATCATCCTGCTATCATGTCTCGTCGCTGTCGACAAGCTCACAGTGCGCCTGATGATTTTTAGCGCGTTATCCATGTGTCTCAATTTGATCGGGTTGGTGATGTACGAAATGTACCAACCCGCGACGATGTATGACGCGCTGTTCATCGCCCTGTATGCCGGGGTAATCATCGCACTGGCGGATCAGGAAGGCTCGAATGTGGGAATGGGTGGAGCTGACAGGTTACTTTCTCGGCGTCTGCACAATGATCGTGCAAGCGTTCGCATTAGTCATCAAGGCGATCAAAAAATATGAGCATAATCGACTCTCAACCGACCAGTATCATGGTGGCGAGCGGGACGACCGCGACGGGCCTGTCGACGTGGTTGAACCTGATACCGAGCGAGATCGGTAAGCTTGCAACGGTCGTCGGTATCATCCTGTCGATCACGTTGATTGTGATGCACATACGCAAAATGCGCCAGGAGGCACGGGAGTCGGCATTGCGTGAGGATATTTTGCGTGAGCAACTGAGACGTGAAAAAGCCTCGAACAGTGCGTCCGAGACTCTCCGGATTGTGGGTTAGAGACGGTCCCACAGATTATCGATGTCGCGTGGGTAAGCCTGCGCGAACTTCACACAGTTCGCTGTACCGCCTGACGAGCCGTCCCACAATGCAGCCACACGGTGGCACCGCTCAACCATCCACTCGTTGCGTTTCTGCATTTTCCACGCCGCGTATCCGGGTTCGCAGACGTAGGTCATGCTCGCACATTCGGCGATGAGCTTTCGATACAACCATTGTGACGACTCGGGCCACTGGCTTTCCTGACCTTCGAATGGTGCTGCGCCATGTACCGGGATACCCAGTTCCATCGCGCTCACCGCCCACGCTTGATCCCACCCCAACGCAAGCCCTGATATCACACCTTCGGGATTCATCTCGCGCAGATAGTCGCGGGCGACCCTACACAAGTTGTTGAATGCTTGTGGGCTGTAACCGCCGAGCTTGTTCGGGCGATGTCCAGTTGCGGTGATGATCATTGCGCGCCTCCTAACAGCGGATTAACCAATTTCTCAGCCTGCTCGATATACCACTCGTAATTCAGATCCGACCAGTCAAAATGTCCAGCGTCGGCACACTCTGTCACGCGCCAGCCGCTGCATATGCTCATCTCGCGTGTCTCGTGTTTGCTGCGATTGCCTGTGTGAATTCGGATGTCCCACGGCGTCCCGGCGCTGTCGAGTTCCCCAGGTTGTCCCGCCAGCTCACGCATGATCGCGTTGAAGTTCGAGTCGGTCACCTTCGCCCGACGCTTCCACGTCCCAGGCTCACCCGTCGGCGGTGACACCTTCACGAGTGTTCCACCGTTGCGGCTGACGAAGTAACGGGTTGTCCCCTGTAACTGTTGATCGACGCCCCAGTCGGGGAACCGTAGCTGCAATGTGGATGCCCGAGGCACCTTGGCACGGCACATGAAGTCGAACGGGTCGCGATGTTTGGTGATGAACTCACGTACCGATTCGCCGCGCACCAACGCTGCTTCAGCCGCCCGGGCGACCACTTGTGCCGATGGGTCTTGATGCCACAGGGTGTTGTACTCGTACGCACCTTTACGCTTGAGCTTGCCGCCCTCGTACTCGGCAATGTAGTTGTTAACGTCGCGGATCATCATACGGCTGTACAACGCTTCCTCAAGTTCCAGGCCGGTCACACCTTCCCACCACTTACAGACGGCGCGCATGTGATCCAGATAGGCGCGTGGACACCGTACGGTCACGCCGTCTGTGTTCGCCTGGACCATCGAGAGTCCCGGAATTTTCATGAACTGTTCGGCGAGCATGCACAGCAACAACTGACCGTTGATGGTCGTCTGCATCGTGTACTGTGGGTCATACAACGGGCTGTAGGCGTTGTTCGAGTTACCGTAAGACGCGTTCAGCGCCTCCTTGAGTGCGGCGTTCTCGGGTGTACCCTTGGCGAACGTTCGGCGCTGCTCGAAAATGCTGTTGTAGATGGTGCAGTATTCCGGACCGAGGTGTTCCGGGTACATGTTGTTGACGATTGCCATGCGCGGGTAGAACGACGTCACGTCGACATCGACGATTTGATACTCGGTATCGCTCACCACCACCTGCGATTCAATTGATCCGTGTATACCACCCACGCCGAACACGAACGTGAAACCATCGACCACGGCGTTCAGGTCGGCAAACGTCCCTTTCGTCTGAGTGATCGACATCGACTGGAAATATTCCAGAACCCGTGTGAATTCGGGGCGCTCAAAACTCACGTACGGGAATATCACATCGGCGAGCTTGATTGTTGCGCGGATCGTTTGGCGCGGTTGCTTGCCGCTTGGGCCACGGACGTAACATTCGATCCCGGCGTCTTCCATCTGACTGACAAGGATCGTTCCGCCGATCTTAGTGTTACTCATGTTCAACATGTTGCGACCGTATTTGATCGACAGCGCTTCACGCAGATGGATCTCTTGCAGTGACCGAACGTAAAACTTTAACGTCTCCCGAACGTCGTGGCGGTTGTACGCGAGCGTGATGTCTTTCTGCTCGTCGGTGAGGTACGTCCCGACCGGGAACGGTAGGTCGATCACGTTTTGCGAGCGCATGACGATCTCAAGCGCTTTGAGACTGGTACGTTTGGCGTTGTTGTCGAAGTGCCAGATCTTGTACAGGTCGAGCTGGGCGAACACTTGCTGATCGTCCCAAATGATCGTCCCAAACTTCTCATCCGACTTGAGAACCTGCATCGCTTTCGCGTAGATCCCGGCGACGTCACAGTGGGGGTTGGCGACGATATAGTGGGCGATGGGGTAGTCGAACCCCAGGTTGTTGAACCCGACGCCACGTGCGCCGCTGCGACCGAGCCCCAGCATGAATTCGATCAGCGCCGCCGAGTCGTTACGGCGGTCTGATATCTCAAATGTTTGCTCGAGCCCTGTGGCCGCGTGGATGAACGCCGCCGAGTAAAAATTTGGATAGGTCTCTTCGTCCCACCCCCAATCCCTCGGGTCGAGCGGCGCGGCAACGCTGAACGCTTCAGGCGTCCCACAGTGGGGGCATTTTTCCAGATCGGACGGGTATGTCTTGCCGCAACCGTTGATGGGCTCGCAGCGGGAAAGCAGTCGCATATCATTCTCCCTGTGTGAAAAAGCCCGGTCTGTGCCGGGCTTCGCGTATTGTGACAGATTGGTCAGTCGATTACATAGAATTTCGACGGGTTGTCGGCAAATGCTTGGACGTCGACACGCTCAGCGTCACCCCACTCATCGGCATCGTTGAACCATGTGTGCACGAATGATGGATCCCCATCGCTCACCAAAAATGTATCAGACCAGATGCGACCACCGAATTCCCACACCACGACAAACTGACCCTCTTCGGGCATTTCTGATAATTCGCGCATCACAGTTTCACTCCGTAAGTCTTGCAAATGTCGATCAGATGTAACGCCTGACTTTCGGCGTCGTCGACCGCATTGTGGTGAGTACCGGTGCGCACAAGTTTCACGTCCGGGTACATCGATTTGACGGTGCGATAGCAGCGGTCGTGCCAGAATTTCCAGGGTTGTTCCAGACCGGTCAGCTTATACGCGTTCGACATGATCACGTTGTCGAAGGTCGCACCGTTGCCCCACATGCCTGACACGCTGTTTTCCATACAGAACCACGAGAACAGTCGCAGCGCTTCCTCGACGGGATCGGCGCTCTCGTTACCCTTGAACGCTGCACGAGCCTGTTCGGACTGTTGCAACCACCACAGGATGGTCGACGTGTCCATCACCAGTCCGGCTTTTACGGATGATTCGAGACTGCACTGCGCGTAAAACTTGGCGTGAATACCGTTGATGTCGAAAGCCACGGCGCCGATAGCGATAATTGCTGCCTGCGAGCCGTTACCCATTGTCTCAATGTCGAGCATGATTTGAGACATCAGACGACTCCGAATGAGTGTTCGATACTAGTGCCGACAATGACATCATCGAACACAACTGAGTTGCTTTGCACTGATAAAATGTCATCGACATAGTCGTGCTCTTCAACCGATTCGCTGTATCGCCCAAATATTTCTTTGCGCGCCTCTTCGACCGTGACCCCTTCGGAGAGGTCAACGTAGGTGATTATGGTTGTTGTAATTGCGACTCGCATATTGTTACTCCTGATCCCGTGGTGTAAGAGGTCCGGCGAACCGGACCCTGTGCGAGTGTTACGCCACTTTTTCGAGTGTGGCGAGGTGAGCGTCGGTCCAACCCGGCATGGCGAGCAACGCCGAACCCAGGTAACGCACACCGTTCAACATGTACGCCTGCTCAACCACTACTGGTGGCGGTGTAACGACAGGTGGTGGGGTGACCAGATCGTGCGCCGGTGGTGGCGGTGTAACGACAGGTGGTGGGGTGTGGGTCACTGGCGGCTTGGCTGCTACTGGTGCGCCTTCCTGACTCGTACCACCGTTGACGACCACACCACCCTGGATACCGGCGAACTCGGTTTCAGCGTTGAACGCGCCCTCGCTTACGATCTCCGCACCCGCTTCGGCGAACATCATGCCTTCCAGGTTCTGATACATCCCGGCGTTGGTCTTCACAGTGGCCGCACCGTTGAACTTGGTGGACGCTGCGAGCCAGAAGTAATCACCCTTCTTGATGGAATTCTTGTTGATGATCGGCTGTTTGTTACCGTCGATCAGTGTCACCGGACCCATCGCTTTGTAGCGGGTGAACTTGATCAGCATGTGACCGGCTGGACGCGAGTCGCTACCGAGTTTCTTCGGGTCTTCCGGGGCATCACAGTCTTCGGTTTTCCAGTTGAAACCCGCCTGACCACATAGTGCGGCGGTGCACGATGGATCGGCGGCGGCATCGTTGTACATTGTTGCCCACAACTTGTCCCATTCCGGACCTTTCGGTACGGCGAACGCCATAAACCAGTGATGTTTCGACTCTTCGGGTTGAGGTTTACCCTCGTGGTCGGTCACTTTCAGTTCGAACGGGGAACCCATAACCAGACGTGCTTTGAACGGTGCGTATTTGACAGTCATGTAAAATTACCCTTGTGTGTTGAATATCTGACGGATTTTGGCGCCGTCGACCTCGACCAGCTTCAGTGCGGTCATTGGTGTCTCACTGTATTCAGCTATGACGGATTCGTCAATACCTTTTTTACGAACTTGTGCAGGCGTATCCATCTCGACAGGTTTACGGATATCCACACCCAGCAGGTCGCCCATCATGATCACCTCGGCGTGTGGTACGTCTTTCTTCCAACGCTCGCGACCCTTACCGCGCTCGGTGCTGAAATACGACACGAGCCCGCCATTGCTCAGCTCGTGAATCGCTTGTTCTTCCAGGCCGCTCAACCGGTACTCGATGGCCTTCTGCGCACGTCGCAACAGCTTTAAATCGACGCCGAGGTTGTGACCCGACAACGTGTGAGTTTGGAGTCGACCAGCGAAGTCGATACCCTCGTAACCCACTCGGCTCAACGTGTCGCAGTTCGCACGTGCCGAACAGTTTTTACACTGTGGTCCGGTGGTGCACGGCGGTGACTCGCCCGTAACCAGCGGTAGCGCACGGTGTAAATCGTTCCAGTATTTACCGACCGCATCAGCCGTGACGAACCATTTGCGAATCGTCCCCTGACTGGTGAACCCACGGGGTTGTACGACGCGTAAATCCAGCTTGACCGCCTGACGTACAGGTTCGGTGATATCAAGCGCCTGGATTATCCCGAACGCGCCGATAAGCAGTTGCCAGTTTTCGAACGGGTCAACGATGCTGTGACCGAACTTCCCATCCCATACGGTCAGTACGTTACTCGACACGTCATACACCGACGCATCGGGGATACAGTACCAACCCGGTAACCAGCGGCTCAGGTCGACACGCTGTTCGATTCGTACCTCTTTCGTCAGGAAGTTGAAGTCGCAATACTTCGCCACGTCGTTGACGTATTCATACGCCGCGTCGAACAGTTCCTGAGTGATCACAATGCCGTCTTTGCTGAGACTGCCGACGATACCAGTGAAGTCCAGCACGCCACCCTTGCGCCAGCGTTCGAGCAACTGTTGCGATGCCTCGTGACAGGCGCGACCTTCAAGCTTCGACTCGGACGGTTCACTGTCGAGCGCTGGGTGACGGTTGCGGGCTTGTGCGGCAGCTTTACACGCCATCCAATCGTTGGAATCGTGTACGAGTGGGAGGATCATGCGTCACCTCGTGCTTTGGCGATGGCGACACGTGCAACACCTTGCTCATCTGGGTAGTCGTACGGGTCGAGACGAGCCATCAGTATCTCCATCGCGTCGAGTAGTTCAACACCTGCCGATTTGATCCGATCAACGCGTCGTTGCTCATCTTTGTTTACTTGGCGCTGATGGATGTATTCCAGCGCTTCAGCCTCGCTGTCGAAATATTTGGTGTACGAACTGATTTTCGCATCCCGACCGCGCCCACGAGCGTGCATGTAGAAATGTTCAGTTTCTTTACAGTATTCATGACGTGACGGCTTTGTGTTGTACGGGGATGTCGTCCATTTGATGATCACGGTGATTTACTCCCCAAACGCAGCGGTGAATTCAGCCATGATTTGCGGGATCAGATCCGGACGTTGACCGAGTTGAGTCAGAACGGTCAGACCATTCGCCGCCAGGATCTCGTTCACCTTTGCGACCATCGCGGGTTTCTCGGCTTCGACCTTCGGCGTACGAGCGGTGAGGTAGGTCATGACACGAGCGAAAGTGTCGATGGGTGTCGTCTCGGTTGCGATAGTTGGCGGTGTGATCGTGACAGGCGGCAGTACGACTGGTGGGAGAATTACAGGCGGTGCGATTGGTGCCGGGGTGTCATCGGTGATCCCGTCCATGATTTCGACGAATTGATCGACTTCAGCGTCGGTCAACGCAGTCTCAGCCGCTGCATCAGCTACAGCGCCGGGGGTGACGGGGATTTCCATCAGGTCGCGTAGTTCCGAGGTCACACGGGTCAACGTTGCATCCCACTCGGCTTCCTCGACGCCTTTAGGGCGACGACGCACACGCCACGATCCGTCGGTGTTGCGCTCACGGCTACCAGCGTGGATACGGGCGTCCCATGGAAGACCAGACGAGTCGAGGTTGTCGTTGGTGGCGCGGTGAATGACAATGGGGTGTGTACCGACCGGGTCAACGATGCCAGCGGTTAACATTTCTTCGTACTGGACTTTTGCTTGGTCCACAACCGACACAGTAACCGGTGGTACGTCTTCAACTTTCACACCGGTACGGTCGATCAGGTCGGCGAGCGCTTCAACTGCCGAGGTAGCGTTGGCTGTGTCGACGTTGAGGGTTACCGACATTTCGCCGACGGTGCTGGTTTGACTTGCCGAGGTTTGGGTTTCGACTGGGACGACGAACCCGTGGGCCTTTGCCAGCGATTGAAACAGAATGCTGAGGTGGTACAGCTCGGTACCGTTGGTGTCGTTGTTGATGGTGATGATCATGTTTTATTTCTCTGCGTTGGTTGAATGTGGGGCAATCCTATGCGAGTATGACGACGTCGTCAACACATCAGGGGAATAAAAATGGGAATACGTGAAGAAATTATCGAGTACATGAGTAACAGTAAATTGTCGTGTCGCGGATGGTTCCACACGTGGCGATTCATGTTTCATATGCCTTACGAGACGAAGCAGATTCGACGCGAACTCGAAAAGATGGAACGTGAAGGGCTCGTAACATCGGATCACGATCAATCGAATAATACTGGTTGGGCACTCGTCGTAACTATTAACACGACCACAGTTAACGGGAGTGACGCATCATGCAAATAAACTACACCTTCGCACGCTCCACACCCTGGACGAACGTGGTCCAACGTCTCATTGATGAACTGTCCGGCGCGTACACCTTCGGGACGCCACGTGTCACCGCTCGGTCTGATGACAGCGTGACAATCTCGGTCGATGCGGTTAAGCGGGGTGACGCGCAGTGACCGTCGCTCTCCACCGAACGTTACTGGCTGACGCGGTTGCACGGATCACGTTGCGCCCGTATCAACAAAAACTACGCGGCGATGTGGAATCGGCGTGGGCGATGGGCGCGAAAAACGTTCTCGCGGTGCTGCCCACCGGGGGCGGTAAGACTGCGCTGTTCTCGACAATCATGGCGGACGAGACGGCTGCATCGTGTGCCGTCGCTCACCGTCAGGAACTGGTCAGCCAGATCAGTTTGGCGCTCGCCCGCAACCGTGTGCGCCACCGGATCATCGGCCCTCAATCCGTCGTTAAATTAATCGTTCGTCTCCACATGGAGGAGGTGGGTGCGTCTTACTATGACGCGAATGCCAAGTGTGCCGTTGCCGGGGTTGATACGCTCGTGCGTCGTGGCGAACAACTCGCCGCATGGCTCCCGACCGTGAAGCTGTGGGTTCAGGACGAGGCGCACCACCTGATTCGCGACAACAAGTGGGGTAAGGCTGCAACGATGTTCCCCAATGCTCGCGGCCTGGGTGTGACCGCTACACCTTCCCGCGCCGACGGTATGGGGCTCGGGCGTCACGCCGACGGGGTGATGGACGGTATGGTCGTCGGTCCGTCAATGCGGGAACTCATCACGATGGGTAGTCTCACCGATTACAAACTGTTCGCGCCAAAATCCGACTTCGACCGGTCCAGTCTGAGCAAGTCGATCAGTAAGACCACGGGTGAAGTGTCGGCGCACGAGTCGAGTAAGGCCGTCAGTACGTCGTCACTCGTCGCCCACGCTGAGAAAGGTCAGGTGGTGGGTGATGTGGTGCGCACCTATCGCAAGTTGCTCGACGGGCTTCTGACAATCGTATTCGCCCCGGACATGATCACGGGTGGTCAGCTCGAAAAGGAGTACAACGCGGCGGGTATCCCGGCGAAGTTGGTGCGCGGTGACATGGGTGACGATGAGCGTATCGGGTCGATCCGTAAGTTCCGCAAGCGTGAGTATCTGGTGCTGATCAACATCGCCCTGTTCGATGAGGGCTTCGACCTTCCAGCGATCCAGGCGGTGCAGGACGTGGCGGCCACGGAATCGTTCGGGCGGTTCGTCCAACGCGCCGGTCGGATGTTGCGATTGATGGACGGTAAGGACTTCGGCATCTACGTCGACCACGTGGGGAATATTGCCCGTCACGCTACGGTCGTGCACTACGCCGATCAGTCCCGTGTGGAAATCTGTCACCGTGAGTGGACCCTCGACCGTCGGGAACGTCGTAGCGCTGGTAAGAGTGAGATCAATGACACCCGTACATGCAACACCTGCACCGGTACGTTCCCGCGCTTCCTCGACGCATGCCCGTACTGTGGCGAGCCGATCCCTGCACCCGCGCAACGTTCGTCTGTCGAGTGGGTCGACGGTGACCTGTACGAACTGGACGCCGCTACCCTGGCTACAATGCGCGCAGCGATTGCCCGTGTGGATATCGACCAGAACGCATACAGGGCCGAGTTATTGGCGAAACATACACCGATGATAGGCGTGGCCGCACACGTGAAGCGTCTCGTGGCGACTCAGGAGGTCGTGGCGCAGTTGCGTGAGGCTGAGGCGGTGTGGGCGGGTTACGAGCGTGCAGCGGGACTCAGCGACCGGGAGATTATGCGGAAATTCTTCAGCGTGTTCGGGGTTGACCTTTGGACTGCGCAGACGTGGAAAGCCGCTGAAATGACGGCATTAATTGAACGAATTAACGGGAGTATTAAACGATGAATGATAAATGGCTGTTCGGTTTCATCACATTGTGGGTCGTACTGTGTTCGGGTAACCCGGATGTTCTGGACGGGATAATCCATGCACTGATGTCGGTGGGCACCAAATGACCACACTCGTAGCCTGGGCAGTGAAACACCGAGTCAGCCAAGCAGCGCTCGCCGAACTGTACGACATGTGGGGGATCGGCGACACGCATGAACCCACATCGGCGAAACCGAAGTCTGAGGCGGCGGTACAGAATGCCGTGCGCCAGGAATGGTCGGAACTCGGCGGTCGTGGCTGGCGTAACAATAACGGCGCTTATGACGCGAAGCATCCACCATCGCCCGGCACGCGCTGGGGCCTATGTAACGACTCGGCGGCGATGAACAAGAAGATCAAGTCGAGCGACCTCATCGGGCCATATCCACGCATCATTACGCCTGAGATGGTCGGCACCACCATCGCTCAATTCGCCGCCCGTGAATGCAAGCCCGAGGGGTGGGTTTACTCGGGGACCGAACGGGAAGTCGCACAGCTACGGTTCGGCCAGGTCGTGACGATGCTTGGCGGCGACTTTAAATTTGTAACCGGTCCGGGTTCATTCGATTGACGCGCCTGTCAGTCAGTGACACACTGTCGCCGATGCCAATATTTTAAGAGTGGGACACCCTATGAGTCATTTGAAAGACAAGATCCTCGACGCAGCGTTCACCCTGGCTGTCGAGTGTGGGTACAGAGCGTTACGACGTGACAATATCGCCGAGCGTGCTGGTGTGGCTGGTGGTACCGTGAACCTTCACTACGCGACGATGGAAAACCTCAAGGCCGCCATCATGCGCAGGGCTATTGACGCCGAACAGCTCGACATCCTGGCGGCTGGTATGGCCGAGGGTGATCCGGTTGCGATGAAGGCGCCAAAGCCGTTGCGAGTTCGAGCGTTGCAGACTCTACTCTGACCCGTACGCACGTCACACTCAACAGGGCAAATAATTATGCAAGCATTACCTCCCGCGCTGGGGGCTCTGGCCTCTTACGCCCAATTTATCCTGTATCACTTGATTCCAAACGGCGCGAAGACCCTCAAACAGCCGTGCAACACCTCGGGTAAAGTCGTCAACGCTCACGACTCGCAACACTGGGTAACCGCTGAAGTCGCTTGCGAAGCTGCTACCCGTCTCGGCGAGTCGTGGGGTGTGGGTTTCGTGTTGACTGATGACGACCCTTTCTTCTTTATCGACATCGACAACTGCCTACAGGCTGGCGCGTGGTCACCCATTGCTGTAGAGCTGTGCGGGCTGTTCGCTGGCGCCGCCGTCGAGGTATCACAGTCCGGGTCGGGACTCCACATTGTCGGGACAGGTGCGCCACGTATCGCGATTGATGATCACGCTTGCAAGGCGAAAGACCCTGTCACCGGTTCGAAAGACAACCTATTCGACCTATACCGCACCGAACGATTTATCGCCCTGACGGGTACGAGTGCGACCGGCGATGCCGGTTCGGCAACGCATCAACCGGCGCTGGATCACATCGTCGAAAAATGGCTCAAGCTGGATCCGTCCGAAACGATCACCGGCAGTGCGTGGACTTCGACGCACTGCGAGGGGAGTTATCCGATTGAGGATGATGCCCGACTGATCGAGAAAGCGCTCAAGGCTGAGTCGGTGGCGAGTACGTTCGGTGCCCGGGCATCATTCAAAGACCTGTGGACCGCTGACGCCGCCAAGTTGTTGGAGTTCTTCCCTCCCGACCAGGGTGGTGATCAATTCGACGCATCGGCTGCCGACCTTGCCCTGGCGCAGCACCTTGCGTTCTACACGGGTAACAACTGTGACCGTATCCTACGCCTGATGCACATGTCGGGCCTCAAACGGGATAAGTGGACGAAGCGCCCCGAGTATCTGGTACGTCGCACGATTCCACGCGCTATGGGGCGTCAGACGTCGTTTTACAGCGTCGGCAAACCCATCGAAATGACACCCATTGCGAGTGTCGTGGATCCGATAATCCGCGCCGGGTTCCAGTTCCTGCCGATCACCCAGGTGGTGGATCACTTCCGTGGATGCGTGTATGTGGCCGACGCCCATCGTGTATTCACGCCGAACGGGTCGATGCTCAAGTCGGAACAATTCAACAGTATGTTTGGCGGTTACACCTTCAGCCTGGACGACACGGGCGAGAAGACGACGAAAAAGGCGTTCGAAGCATTCACCGAGAACCAGGGTGTGATGTTCCCCAAGGTCGACGGGTCTGTATTCGATCCGCGCCACCCGTCCGGGGCGATCATCGACGACGAGGGTCGGCGGATGGTCAACACGTATGTACCGGTCAACGTACGCAAGGAACCCGGCGACGTGTCGCGGTTCATGACCCACATGTCGAAGATCCTGCCGAACGAGCGCGACCGAACGATTGCCATTAGCTACGCCGCCGCCATCGTCCAATACCCGGGTCACAAGTTCCAGTGGGCTCCGCTGTTCCAGGGTTGCGAGGGTAACGGTAAGACGTTGATCACCCGCTGCGTCGCATACGCCGTCGGTCAGCGCTACACCCACATGCCCCCAGCGAGTGAGATCAGTGAGAAATTCAACTCGTGGCTGTTCAACACGATATTCGTCGGCGTCGAGGACATTCACGTACCGGACCATAAAGTCGAAGTGCTGGAGATCCTGAAACCAATGATCACGGGTGACCGGCTGGCGAAACGTGCCATGCAGCAAGATCAGGTCATGATGGCGAACTGTGCAAATTTTATCTTTAATAGTAACCATCGCAACGCCATTAAAAAGACGCTCAACGACCGTCGGTTCTGCGTGATGTTCACGGCGCAACAACAGGTCGAAGACATCACCCGTGATGGCATGGGCGGCGATTACTTCCCTGACCTGTACGACTGGCTGCGTGGTGACGGGTATGCCCACGTGGCGCACTTCCTCAGCACCTACGCGATCCCTGTGGAGTTCAACCCAACGCTTGGGTGTCAGCGTGCACCGTTCACCAGCACCACAACCGAAGCGGTTGAGGCGAGCATGGGCGCGGTTGAACAGGAAGTGATGGAATGTATCGAAGAGGGACGCCAGGGATTTGCCGGTGGGTGGGTGTCGAGTATGGCACTCGACGCACTCATCGAACGGTTGCGGATGGGTCGCGCCATTGCCCCACGTAAGCGCCGCGACCTGATGAAATCCATCGGCTACGATTGGCACCCGGCGTTGAAGGACGGTCGCGTCAATAATCACATTCTCATGGATAACGGGAAGCCGCGCCTGTACATCCGTCAGGGTCATATCCACGCCAATCTCGTCGGTGGTGCCGAAGTAGTGCGTCATTACGAGGCGGCACAGGGCGACCCTGTGGCGATTGCGGCGCTGAGTCAGGCGTTGACATCGACCTGACGGTTTCGTCATACTGTACAGACACACCAGGGAGACACACATGCACGACTTCGCATACCTCGCAGACCTTCCACTTGACGAACGCGTTACGGAAATTAACCGACTGCGCGCACTGATCCACGAGTACAGCCCATTTAAGGCCGAACCGATTGACTTCGTTCGCTGGGTGCCGACCGATTCGGTGTACGCGAACGACTACAACCCCAACAGCGTGGCACCGCCTGAGATGGCGTTGCTCGAGCATTCGATTGATCACGACGGGTTCACTCAACCGGTGGTCGGCTGGCTCGGTGACGACGACATGTACGAGGTGGTTGACGGGTTCCACCGTACGACCGTGGCGAAGCGGTCCACCAGCGTGATGTTACGCCTGCAAGGGTTCATGCCCATCGTGGCGATCCAGGCGAAAAACACCGAACGTAACGACCGTGTGGCGTCGACCATCCGTCACAACCGGGCACGCGGTAAACACAACGTCGAGTCGATGTCAGACATCGTGATCGAATTGAAGAAACGTAACTGGTCTGACGAGCGTGTGGCTAAAGAGCTGGGTATGGACCCGGACGAGGTGTTGCGTCTGTGTCAGGTGTCGGGGTTGGTGGAAGTGTTCGCCGACGAGGAATTCTCGACTGCCTGGGACGCTGCGATCTTCACCGATGAAGAACTTGAACAACTCGACGAGGTCGATCTGTAATGGAACGCATCTACCACACGTGGGAAAAGTGGGAGTGCTACCCCGCTGGGTTCTACGAGAACAAAGGTCCGGCGTGGTTTGGCGAGGATGAAGACTGCCAGGAAATGTACCGGGCGTTACTCAGTGACACCACGCTGTTTCGCAGCATCTTGAACAAGATCATCACCGAGTGGAAATACTCATGTGAGCATTACTTGACGAACCCGAACATGAACCGGATCGCGTGGCTCGGTCAAGCCGCTGCGGCGTACGCGTTCCACATCCCGTCACGTTACCGGGGTGGTTACAACCTGTTGACCGAAGAGCAGCAGCAAGCGGCGGATGGTGTCGCCCTGGAAGCGCTCAACGCTTGGTTGGTGGCGAACGGTGGCGATCCCCTGGCACCCGAGGAAGCTATTTCTCGCACCGAAATGAACCTGTACTGAGGTCACAATGGAACTTAAAAAATACCTGGATATCAACGTCCTCACCGCTGCACGGGAACGGATCGCGTACACGTTCGATCACTTCGAAAACATTTTCATCAGTTTCAGCGGTGGTAAAGACTCGTCGGTGATGTTCCATCTGGTGATGGACGAGGCGATTAAACGCAACCGCGTGGTCGGCGTGATGCTGATCGACTTCGAGGCGCAGTACAAACGCACGTCGGAACACGCCGATGAGATGTTCGAGCGTTACGCCGACAACATCGACCTGCACTGGATCTGCCTACCGATCAAGCTGCGCAACGCGTCGAGCAACTTCGAACCAGTGTGGACTTGCTGGGATCCGGAACGTAAGGCTGACTGGGTGCGCCCGATGCCGACTCGTGCAGGCGTTATCAGCGACCCGGCACAGCTCCCGTGGTTCCAGCCGAACATGGAATTCGAGGAATTCATCGTACTGTTTGCTGAGTGGTACGGTGGCGATCAACCGACGGCAGCGTTCGTGGGTATCCGTTGCGATGAGAGCCTGAACCGTTTCCGGACCATCGCGATTTTCAACAAGGGTACACACGGTGGTAACCGCTGGACGACTGAGGTTATGAAAGATGTTTACAATGTGTATCCCATTTACGACTGGCGGACCAAAGACATCTGGACGTATCACGCCAAGAACCCGGACAGAGAACATAACGTTATCTACGACCTGATGCACCAAGCGGGCGTCAAACCGTCACAGCAGCGTCTATGTCAGCCGTACGGCGATGATCAACGTCGTGGTCTGTGGCTGTATCACATCCTTGAACCTGAGACATGGTATCGCGTCGTGGCGCGGGTGAACGGTGCCAACAGTGCTGCGCTGTACGTGCAAGAGACGGGGAACATCATGGGGTACAACAAGATCACATTGCCCGATGGTCACACGTATAAGTCGTTCTGCAATCTGCTCCTGGCGACTATGCCGAAGGTGACACGTGATCATTTCATCCCGCGCTTCAAAGTGTTCCTGCGCGGTTGGAAGGGACGCGGCTACGTCGACGGTATCCCTGACTTCGCGCCGAAGGTACTTGAGGACAAGCAATGGGCACCTTCCTGGCGTCGACTGTGTAAAGTCCTGTTGCGCAATGACTGGTGGTGTAAGGGGCTCGGCATGACACAACCGAAGTCCGAGGCGTACGGTCGATACCTCGTCATGCGAAAGGAAAAGAAAGGTCGGTAGACGACGGCCCCGGTGACGGGGCTTTTTATTGCTCGGGTATTGACGAGTCCGTCACAATGGCTAATACTGGTCATGACATCAATTAACACACGTGGGAGCGGGACTGATGAGTCACTGCATAGAGGTAAAACAAAATCCGGATAAATCATGGACTGCGACAGGTGGGTCAAGTCTCACGGTGGTGAGCGTGACCTGCGTTACCTACCACAAAGCCGTCACCCGTCTTGACGCCGCACTGACAGCAATCGCCAAACTGGAGACCTTATGACCATGAAACAGCTCGCAGCGATTTGGTACAACCGGGCACGAGCGGCTGAGACCACCGTGGACATCCTCCAGGCTCGACTCAATGTGATGCGCGGCGTTGCACTCGTCGGGTGGGTTCTCATGTTACTGGTGGTTCTATGACTACTGGATTCTGCGACTGCAACCAAGGGCGGCTCCCCTGCACGTGTAAACCGTGGTGCGACGGCTATGACCGTAACTTTCAAATGTATGTCATCGAAGTGGAACGACTCGAACGGCTTCGGTGCATAGCGTCTTATTGGGCTTACATTGGGTGGGTATTGTTCGGGATTACAATCGGCGCGTGGTACTCGCTATGAAACCCATCGCTATCATTTACACATGTCGCAATCCTGGGCAAGTGGCGCTGATGTGGGCGTGGCAGCCGCCGCCATTCGGTCACGGGTGGATCGACGTTAAGCAAGAGCCGCTGGTGCGACTGAGTGACACGTTCACCACCGAAGAAATCAATCTGTTCCGGCAGTGGTTCAACTCTATCTCGGATACCAATCCAGGCTACGTCGAACAGTCCGACCGCGACCTGCACACCAAACTGATGGGGATGATGAAATGATCCAGGACCACACAATCGACCAAACGCTTATCGAACTGGCTCGCACGATGAAAGCGCTCAAGGCGTTGCGGGCGGCCCGTAAGGCTGCGTCATACGACTGGGATGGTCGGAAATACATCAACGCTGAGGCGCTGTGCCGTCGGGAGTGTAGCGCTGAACACGCAACCGCAACCCGGGCGAGTATGGATCTGACGCGTAAGCTTGCAGATCTGCGTCAGGGTCGGTGACGTGAGCATCCACACCAGATGTCGCAAGTGTGACGCCCGTAAAGCCCTGGCGCGGTGGCCGACGTATCGGCGCTGTGCCTGTGGCGGTGAGTATCGACTCGATGCGTGGATGAACTCCCAGGTGCGGTGTACGTGCGATGGGTATTGGTTCATCCATCGTCAGGGCTCGGGACAATGTAACTACAACTCCAACAGGAAGGATTGGCGCGACCATGAACAACAGTGATGAATTGAATCAGATGAGTTTTATGGACGAGCAACACGGTGAGATCGTGAAGTGTGTCCACTGCTGGAACAAAGTCAGCCGGTATCATATTGCGCAATGCGACAGTCATTGTCCCCGCTGTGATCGACATCTCGACATGGACGAGGAGCCTTACGCGTGACTGCTCACACCGTGTGTCCCAACTGCAAGTGTACCGACCTGATACGGTATAGCTCGCTGAATATGAAGCAGTGTCCCGATTGTAAGACGTGCATCCCGTGGGATTTATCACCGGGGCAATTGCCGCTGGTCGGGTCGAATCGTCAGGACCGTAAAATACCGATTGACGTTAATGACGGACTCGTCAATACTGGAGTCCAGACAGCAAATAACCCCGACACGGAGTAACACGAGATGAATTTGACAGACCCGAAGTGCGATGAACAAATCCGCAAAGCCCTACGTAACGCCGACGCGAAAGGGCGTCTCGGGGTAGTGGCGGCTGTTGTCGGTATCGCAGGCGGCGAGCGTGAATTGCGTAAAATCATGACCAGTACAGGTGAACTGTCGATCATGGATCGTGGCATGCTCTATATTCACCTCGCATCATGACCTGTCGTGCCCGGCGAGTGAACGACCAGTACCACTGCCACGTGTGTGGCTTCCAATGGGATGTAGACGACGAGGATCGACCAATGTGTAAATCTGGGAATGCGGTACGCGGTGTCGTGCTGGCGGTAGCTCTCTGTGCTGCTGGGCTCGCATCGGCTGAGGAATTCTGTGACGGTACACGTGCCGGGGAACTCACACGGCAGACCCTGGCGGTTGCTGAGGTGTGTCTCGTGACCGTCCAGACTGTCGGTATGAACCTCGGCGGTCAGACTGTCGAGTGTCAGGCGGCGCGGGATACGTCGTTACTCCAGAACGCCGAGGTGCAGCGCATGGCTGACGCCGGGTGTGTGACCTATTACAACGGCCCGAGTAAGGCCGACGTGCGTCGCCTGGGTGAGCTGGGTCGAGAGTTTTCAACCGCACGTCGGTAACCCAAGCCCTTCGGGGCTTTTTATTTACCCGAGTATTGACGGTGTCGTCATTAGGGATAATAATTATCACGTCATCAATTGGAGCGACACCATGATCACCGAACGCCGTCAGAACACCGCATCGCAAGCCGTACCCGGTCACCGGACCATTGCACAATCGATTCGCTGGTCGAGTGACCCACACCGGGCAGCGATTACGTCGTTCACTCGTCGCGATTGCCCGCACGGTCAGAATAAACACACTTACTACTTCGAGGACGGGTCGTTCCTGACGTTTGAGGTGTCGTACCTAGCGGTTGAAGACGGTGCCCGGTGATGACCAGTCTCATAGCAATTGATACCGACCTTGCGATGGAATTACGCGCACGCGGACTCCCCTGGCACGCTGTAGCGAGCGGATGTGACTCCACAATACATCTGGTGCGACGTGCACTTGCAGCGGCCGGTTACAAGCATGACAAGCGCTACCAGTCGTTAACGCGTAAGTGTCGTAAGGAACTGCTGAGCGCTCACGAACTTGAGCGTATGAAACGGCTTAAGTCTGCCGGAGCAACTTGGAAAGAGTTGGGACGTATAACCGGTATCGATCCTCGGAGGTTAGAAAACTATGTTAAACGCCACACCCGCTGAACTTCAATTCCACATGTATCGTCTCGGTTCGCGGCGGCATGTAGCGCTGTTGTATGGGGTGCGGCGCAGCACTGTGGTCGCTGCGCTCCCTGTGACGGATGTAGACCGTTTCATGTCGGGGCGAATGATCAGCATCGGTGGGATCCTGGCGAAGCGCTGCAACCTGTGTGGGACAGCCCGTGAGCTTGAGTCGTATTGGACAGACGATGACCGCGCTTCAGGGTGTGGTGCATGGTGCAAATTGTGTCGGATGAAACGTAACCGTTGAGCCCCGTAGCGGTAAAAGCAGCCCCTTCGTTGGGGCTTTTTCTTAGGTGAGATAATTATCGCTGTCGACTTTTAATCATTTTTGGTTGACATCTGGTTAAAATTTGATCGATTTATAATTTATTTTCACCTTCAGTAATTTAATTTCAGTCGAGATGAGTCATTTTTAACGTGTTTTTAAATTACTGACGGTGAAAATAAATTATCTCTGTCGACCAGTAATTTAATTCGGTTGACATCTGGTTAAAAAGTAACCAAAACCATACCCCGTACCCCGGTTCTGAAAAACTATCCGGGGTACGATTCTAGGGCTCTAGCACGCGGGTTTCAGAGGGGTTACCCAAATACCCCGCATCGATCACACTCTCACGCCGCTGGCTTA